TTATTCCATTCCTGAAATACTTATTTTATCCCTTACAAGATCTGAAACACTATTATAAGTGTAGTTCCATTCGTGGTAAACATGGCTATATCCGGCTGGCAAAGTATAATATAAATAATATTTTCCTACGGTTTCTTTTGTAGTGTCTTCGCTTGTATAACTTGCCAGCTGTGTTTTGTCCGGTGTATAGATTTTTATCGAATCTATTGTATCAGGATCAAATGCTGTGTTATTTGTATCTACAAAATTTGCCGTTAATTTAACAGTTGAACCGCTTTGATATGTAATCATCAGCTTGAAACCTCCAAATATGAATTAGTATATTTTGATACGCTTAAAGAATTATTGTTGTATTTACAAGAAAAAACAGAATTATTCGCAAATTTTTCAGTGCTTAAAGTACAGAATACTCTCTCTATGACCGGTGCGGACGACCAGATTAACCCTGCATTATAATTTTGCTGGACTTCTGCTTGTGATAGTTTTTTATTATAAATAGCCAGGTTGTATAATCGCATATCTATCCCGCTAGAAGTACCTACAAAAATATCCTCAATTAATCCGGACATACTTCTATTGATAGTACCCTGGGAAATTCCATCCACATATATATCAGCTTCTGTTTCCAGGCTGTTATCAAATGTAAGAGCAAAGTTAAACAAACCCTGTCCACTGTCAAAAGTAAACTTTCCGCTTGATGATTCATTTTCCCATATGTCAAAATTAGTTTCCCCCCAGTGATACTGAATAGTAAACCCTCTATTAACCGACCATCCCCCTGATTTAATAATATTTTTATAAGATGCCCATGGTGAAATATACACTGTTATTTGAATAGTAAATTTTGTTACTCCTGTCAGGTTTCCTATTAGAATTTTTCCATAATCATTGCTGTTATCAAATTTTATATAAGATTCACTTCCCTCGGTATTATCACCGTTTGCACCACTACTTGATGTACCTGCAAAATTATACAAACTGAGCGAATATTCATTTTCAGTTAAATCTGTTAGCTGATTAGGGAATGGACTGTTTGTTATGTAATTTCCGTTACCATCATGATTACCAGCGTGATAAAACGCTGAAAGTCCATCTATGACAAAGCCGTTGCGGGATATAGCATCTAATCCTATTTGAGGGAGAGCAGCCCCGCTAACATAAATCAAACCCATCATGCTCGGAATAATTATACTCATTATGCCATATACCCCGATAACACAGCTAGATTAGTATCTAGGACAGTTAATTGAACAGGTGCGTATTGTTTTGCTGAACTGCTATACTCATCAGCATTCACAACAGTCATATCCCCATCACCAACAAAAATTAATTGCCCTGCCCCACCTTGCCAAAAAGTACCTGTCCAACCTTCTGTTAGAGTATCAGGGACAGTTATTGTAATGTCCGAGGCATTAGTCATTACAAAGGATGTACCCATCTCAGAATCTTGGAGGGTATAGGTAGTATCTGTAATTTTAGTGATTTTAGCTTTGAAGTTTTGGAGTTGTTGCCCATTACAATCACCATTCATTATGGTAGAGGGGAGTTTACCATCAGTCCCTATAAGGGGGAGTCTGTTAGCTTGATTGAAAATATTACCTTTGCGGGTTATTTCTCCGCCATTGGTTCCTTCTTTATAGCCCATTATTAAGCCTCCACAACATAATTCCACGGCTCGGCAGAGTTAGCGCAGGTTACTGTAAACTCAGTAAATTGTGCATAATCAAAAGTTTCAGAATCTCCAAAGTCAAGAATAGATGTAAACCCACCTACCGCAATAGTAAGGTCACTTGATTGAGACCTGTTCTTTATGGTCAACCTTGTTCCTGTAGCCGTGATAGTTGCTGAGCCTGTACGACTCGCCTTCGCTGTAACTACTTTTTTCTTCGCATACCCAGCTCCGTTTAAAGTTGCCAAAGCTGCCGCAATGGTTGCCGCACTGGATTCAGTGGTTAATAACTTTCCCCCGCTTATGATGGCCGCCAAAGCCTCAACCGCAGTCTTTATCGCAGAACCAGAAGTTTCTGTAACAAGTAATTTCCCTCCGGAAATTATTGCCGCTAAAGCTTCCGTAGCCGTTTTAATTGCCGCTGCGCTTGTCTCGGTTGTAAGAAGTTTGCCGCCAGAGATAATTGCCGCTAAAGCTTCCGTAGCCGTTTTAATTGCCGCTGCGCTTGTCTCGGTTGTAAGAAGTTTGCCGCCAGAGATAATTGCCGCCACTGCCTCTGTCGCTGTCTTTATTGACCCTGAATTATCTTCCGTGGTTAACATTTTTGTCCCGGATATAGCTCCGGCTAATGCCTGTAATGCTGTTAAAGCGTCCCCGTTTATACCAACATCGGCAGGAACATTAAGAGTAGCCCCCGTTGCATCAATAGATGTCTGAACAACAAGCTCTCCATCTTCATTGACGGTTAATCCAATATTACTTGCCCACTGGGTAATGGCTTGCAGTATTTTGTATATATCCTTGTAGTCCGCCCCAGAGCATTCCGGCTGCGCTAAAACATCTGTTGGAATTTGATTAACAATATTTGTCACTTTTGTCTCCTTTAATAGTGGGCCTTAAAACTTACCTGCTTTTTATTTTTTCTTCCTGCTTCTACTTTTTGAGCAAGAAAAACTTCATAAATTAATTGATGTACCGCATTAATGAGATTTGTGTATGGATATATTTCTTTCAGTTTTCTTTCCGGTCTATCTGCGTCATTTTCTTTGGGTTCGTATGTTACTCCGCCTTCAAAAGCCTTAATTAACATTTCATTTTGCGGATGGATAACCAGTCGTTTTTCTTCCTGCCCGTTAAGAGGATTAATCACAACTTCACGCAAAAGCCGTGCAGTTAAGTCTATGATATCATTTTTTGCAGCTTTTATTTCTGACGATTTTGGGCTCTGTCCAAACTCCTGTTTCAGGAAATAGTCAAAACTAAACGGGTTTTCAAACTCTTTTTTCTCTGTATAAGTGTACAATCGGACTTTATTCTGGCTTTCAGGATAGTTAATAATCTGTTTTGTCAGACACTTCCTGATTATTTCCTCTTTCTGCACATCGTCCGAAAAATCAGAATCAAGTATTCTTAACTGCCCCCACTCGGTAAGCTGCCCGAACACGTATGCTGGCTGATTAACAGTGTTGAAACAAATTAATAATGGATGTATATTTTTGTAACAAAAATCAGACACATTTCGGACAATTGAAAACTCGTCATATAACATAAAACCCTCTCCTGCAAGTAAAACCTTAACCGCTAAACTGAGACAATCAACACAATCGTCGTGTTTAGCGTTTGGAAAATTCCGACAATCGCTCAAAAAGTCGCTTAACCACTCTGCGCTTTTTCGCAGATATACATAACCGTTTTGAATATAAGTCAGTATTTCGTTAACCCGCTCAATTTTGGACCTGTGCTGCTTAACCCCGATGACAGGCTTACCCTCTTTTTTCCACCTGTTGATAAGGCCCGTGCCGATATTAGCTTTTTCCACATATGCGACACGAGGTTGATGTTTTCCGTAAAAAGCGTCAGCTATCGGGTTAATTTCTTCAGAATCGGCCCTGACCTTAACCTGATCAAGAAAATACACACGATTAAGCCTCTTTCCCCATGCCTGCATACAGGTATAATCAGCCGTTTCTTTTTCTCCTTCCGAGGTATCAATGGTAATTATTTTGTACTCAAGATCCGGCTCCCCCTCAAAATACTGCCAGTATTTGTCTTTCAAAATTCCGCCTTCAGCTGGTGCTGGTCGCTGTTCATACTGCCCTGCAAACTCTGCTCCCATTTCTTTTCTGATTAACTGCAAGTCAGAAAGAGTATGCTTTTCATTCCATAGGACCGTTTCCTCATCTTCCGCTATCGCTGGTAAGCACAGGTGGTGAAAGTCGTAATGACAATCATCCGACAGACAGTATCCCGACAAGTCCTCTTCGTGTAACCTCTGCATAATAATTACTATGGGCACTTGCTCATTGTTCCTCCGGGATAACAATGTCCCTTTGAAATAATCAATACACGCTGGGCGTGTTATATCAGATTCTTTATCCTGCGGCTTTAATGGATCGTCAATAATTATTGCCCCGTTAAACTGCCCCGATTCTATTGTGCCAGCACCAAATCCTGTTATACCCATGCCGGTTGATACAGCCTTATATCCACCGTCCTTTATATTTTCCCATTCTTCTTTAGCGGTGCTTCGCTTTTTAAGTACAGTTTTCGGAAACAACTCCTGAAACTCTTTGAGTTTTATAATGTCCTGAACAAATGCAGAGTTACGCAAAGTCAGGTTTTGGTTGTAAGACACATTAATAAACCTGCTTGCGGCATTTAGGGCGAAGCCGTAAGCAGGAAAAAATATACTCCATATTTCGGTCTTAGAATATCGAGGAGGGATATTAACGACAAGATACTGGATTTCACCTCGGACAACTTTGTCCACATAACTGCACATTAAATGGTGGTGCCAGTTCCACTTAAACTTATGCCCGTATCTTAACTCAAAAAAATAGTCCACAAAGTTCTCAAACTTTGATAACAAGTAGCTCTTGAACCATTCTTTCTGAATCTCTTTTGTCTTTATATTCGCTGTATCTATCATCACAACGATAATAGCAAATCACAACGATAATAGCAAATTGAGCGGATTATTTTTTTAGAGCTTTAATATTTCGTTTTTACTTGAAATCCTTTTATAGTGATAGCTTTTTTATTTGTTTTTATTAAAACAAAGTAATATCCTAAAATTATTGGGTGAGAATTTTACGAGAATTTTAAAACCCTTATTATTATTATATTATATTATTATAATTATTAAATTATTATAATTATCTATATAGTATATTATTAAGAAAACATATAAACACACTTAATCCCCCATTTGTTATTTTTTTTAAAACACATGGGGGTGTGAGAATTTTGAGAATTTGAGAATTTCACCTCTGAAAACCAATTATAGTTTGAATTTTAAAATTCTCATAGAATTATCAGTTGAGAACTTTAAACTGGCTGAAATTCAGTTTTCAAGGTGCTTTTAGTATAATAACAAAAATTGAGAATTTTGCAATATTTTTTGAAAAATTAAAAAACAACAGCTCACACAAAGCCCGTAGGGCGACGTTTTTAATCCTTCTCGTATGTTTCTACCCCGAATTTTTTCTTCATTTCCAAAATTTCTGATTCTGGAGTTCGGTTTTCCATAAGTTTTGGCAATACCTGCTCGGTCATTTTTTGGAAAATTTCTGTAATTTCATCACGGTTGGCGTTAATATTAATTTGGTTGTAAGTATTTTGGTTGTCTTTCCAGAGTCCCAGCTGCTCTCCAAGCTTTACAAGGGCTTTTGTCTTATCCCAGAACTTTACCTCAACAGTCTTATTACCTTCCTTGTCCGTGGTCTCCTTGACCGAAGACACTACTTTGGCGGTTACATCGTCAAACTCTGAAGGGTGTTTCATTGTGCCGTCCTCGTGGTACAGTCTGCGAACATCAAAAAAACCTATATTAGCGAATTCCCCAACGATTCTATCCTGTGATATTTGAATTCTTCTCTTCTGTTTTTCCTGAATTTCAGAAATGCGTTTCTGTATTGAAGGATTTTGTATAAGTTGATAGCCTTGCTCGCCGCAATTTTTACTAGAATACCCGGCTCGTTGAGCGGCAAAAGTTGCTTCGTAGTGGATACAGTATTCCTGACAAAACCGTTCTTGCTTGTCAGTCAGCCCTGTTTTGGACAGTTTACCCATAAAACCTCCTTTTTTTTTATATTATAACGTTTTTGGAGGCATATTTGTATTTATGGAAACCTAAAACGAAATTCAGAACTTCTGAAATATTTAGGAAGTTCCAAAAGGGGTTTAGGAAGTTATGAAATTATCCGCATATAAAAAATTGAAAGCATCCCTGTTTTTTGGTATGCTCTAAACGTCTAAAAATAGTTATAGTAGGGATTGTAGGGGAATTTGAATTAAAAATCAAGTCCCTTAATTATGAGTACTGAATTTAAAAAAATAGTTGGCGAGAGAGTTTATATAATAAGAAAAAAGCTAAACCTCACACAGGGAGAATTAGGTGAATCGTTAGGCTGCTCTCAGGGCAAGGTTAAAGATATAGAAAAAGGACGGATTGGTATAATCCCAGAAACAGCAATAGTACTGGCAGAAAAATACAAAATATCTTTAGATTGGCTTTATTTAGGGCGTGGCGAGATGTTTGACAGGATTTATGCCTTATCAGAACAGGATAGAGAGTTAGTTGAAAAATTACTAACCAGGTTGAGTAAATAACTCAAATTGAACTATTTTTTGTAAACAATTTTAAACCTTTTATAAAATTGCGTTAAATATAATTTACATAAAACTGTTTAAATCCATGTAAATAGTTTTATGGAGTATAAATAAATGCATCAAAAGTTTATTATTGAGATCGTTGTTTTTTTGACTGCAGTAGCTCAAAAATCAGATCATCAATCATCTCTGGATTTTCAGCAAGAAGAAAAAGAAGATAAGGAATTTTTTCTTTATAACCAAAAACAAACTTAAAAATGTTGTCCATTTTTTCGTAAGAATAGCCTAATTTTTCAGCGCAAGCAATGCAGATGTTTTCGTAAGAGAAATTAGGCTTATCTTCTATGAACATATTTCCTTTACCAGTAAGCAGCCAGTTAATGTCAATATTTAAATTCTCATATAGTGCAAGTAAAATTTCACTGGAAGGATTTTCTTTGGATCCACTTTCCAGCTTATTGACGTAACTGGTGGATTTACCTATTAGTTTTGCCAATTCTTCAGTGTTTTTTATATTTTTAGCTTTTTTTATTTCTTTTATTCTATTAGCTATTGTCATCAAAAAGGTTTCTTTCTTTTGCCATTGTGACCAATTTAAAAATTAAGTTTACGAGTTTAGTTGTTCCCATAATGATAAATATGATAAATATTACAAACGTGAAAGCGAAAATTAAAACAGGTAGTGTTAATATTTATACTCATCTCTTTAAATAATTATAATTAGGTCTACCTGTCCCGCCTAATGGTGCAGTATTTACACTATTACGTTTTTGAACAGGAGGGGAATAAACAGGGACCTGATTATAACTCCTTTGCGGTTTATAGTTATTATAAAGATTTCCATCTGGATGGCTACGACGATAAGGTTGCACATAAGTTCCATTTTTTTTGTAATATCCGCTAACCCATTGCTGGGCGAGCGACGGGTAAGATATGAATAAAATTAAAGTTAATATTAAAATTTTTTTCATAATCATTTTCCTTTTATATTTAAATATCACTTATTTTTATAAATAAAATTTCTTTAATCATTAAATTTTTCCTCATGTAGTATTGACATCTTTCGCTATAGTGATATACTGAATAATATCAAATAAATTTTATAGATTTACCCTTAAAAACAAAGGAGGTGAAACAGTTGGCATCGGATTTACCTTTAATAAATTTCAGGCTCGCCCCTGAGTTAGTTGAAAAGGTTGACAGGATCGCCAGTACGTTTGAAAGAGATCGTTCTTATACAGTACGTAAATTTCTTCAGTACTGCGTTGACCTTAACCTTGAAAAAATAGAGGGGATAATGAATCCCCCCATAAAAAATACAAATATTTAATTCTAGTTGTAATTCTAATTTGAATACAAATTAAAGTCAATAGTTATAAAAATTGACGAGTTTTATAGTACCCTCTTGCGGTTTGTTATTTTTAAGCCGCAAAAGGGTGGTATAAGCCACCCCGGACGCACCCAAAGTGCCGTGGACAGGAGGTCCTTTCAGGAAACAGGAAAGTTTCTAACAAGGGTACAAATCAAATAGCGGTAAATTGCACTGACACCGAAGAAACAAGCAGCACGTTATGGTGAAGGACGATACACCCGTGAGCCTGTACCCCATTAAGATGGCAGGACAACGAATGGTAGCCGTTGGGGATTAGTAACTTAAAAGAAATTGAACACAAATATTTAATTCTATATATGTGTTTTTCATCAGGGTTTGGGAGGAAAGGAGTTGGATATTAGAAGGAATATACGGCACTCTAACTAAACCCTGGACTAAAAACACGTTTTTGGAGGTGTCTATGGTATTAGAGAAAATTTCAAAACACAAAGCACGAAAAATTTATTCCTGCTGTGTTTGCGGAAAACCGATTCAAAAAGGGCAGGAATATTCAAGGTTATTTAGGAAATTTACAGACACAGTGGAAACAAACACGGCTTGTTTGAGTTGCAGGAGATAAAGAGGATGAAACAGTTATTAATGGGTTTCTGTATAGGGATTGTAGTTTTCAGCTATGCAGATGATATCAAAACAGGCATGCAGCCAACACCAAATGAAAACATAACAGCAATAAAGGAGTTAATAAATTATGGACAACAAGCAAAAGAATCCCCAAAAATCGCAATTTCAGGTTATTGAGGGAAGTAAAAACATTATAAAAACCACAGAAGACGCTGAAATTAAACTCGATGTAGCAATCGAGATACTTAAAGAAGCCCTTGAGTCTGAGAGTATCTCAACAAAGGATCTGTATATAGATTCTGTCAGAGAAAACCTGATAAAAGTCCAAGACTTTTTAGGTTACAGAAGTTATTACAGGAGGTGACTTCATGAGCTTTGATTTAATTCTTGACAGTCAGGATCACAGTTACGAATTAACCTGGGGCGTGATAGTCCCGGAATACACAAGTCATTTTCTTACATTAAGAAAAGGTAAGATATATCACTATAATGACATTTCTTATAAAAAAGACACTATTGAATTAATGCAAAAAATAATCCCGCAGGCTTTTGCCTCAACAGAAGCCCAACCGGAAATAACTTATGCACAAGCAATTGAACTGGCTGAACATTTTAACCCTTATATTATTTCTGAGCTTGATGAATACATTGAAGCTTGGGAGCAGGCAGAAAAAGTTGCATAACACTCATAAACTCAAAACTCTTAAATAGCCCACACGGGCTTTTTCCTCAAAGTCTTATTTTTTAAAGGTTTTGAATTAAAAGCCAGAAGGAAAAATTATGGTATCAAAATTAAGAGAAAATCCTACTTTCAGAAGAATTCTTGATGTATTAGACCATATCCAGTCTATAAACAAAAAGTTTGAAAAAGAAAAAGCTCAAAAAGAAATGGAAAATGCTCTTAAAAACATTCAAAGGGCAATACATCTTGAATTTAATGTTAGCCCTGATGTGGCAATGATTTTGAAAGATGAATTATTAAACAAGGAGTAATAAAATGCAAACCAAAGAAAAAAAATCAGAACAAAGCCACCAGCAGTGGCTTGAAGAAAGACAAAAAGGTATTGGCGGAAGCGATTCTGCTGCTATTTGTTTAAAGGTTGTCCACAAGGGCAGACCTTATGAAAAAACAGTCTTGGACGTGTATTTTGAAAAAGTCGAACCTGTCCAGGAAAAACAGTCTAGTATTGCTATTGATTTAGGCAAGATTCTTGAACCTTATATTATTGAAATGTTCTTGAAAGAAAACCCTGACTGGGCAGCGCAGCCAGATGTTAATTTTGCCAGTATAGAGTATGACTTTTTAAGGGCGAATATTGACGCAATAGTTACAGATATAAACACAGGTGAAACAGCTGTACTTGAGTGCAAGACCACAGATTCTACAATGAAGTCTTATTGGGAAAACGAAGTCCCCTTGCCTTATTATTTACAGGTGCAACACTATCTGGCAGTAACAGGATATCAAAGAGGTTTTATAGCTGTGCTTTTTGGCAACAGGGGGTATCAGCAATACGAAATTACCCGTGATGACGAACTCATAAATACGATGATCCATGAGCATTATATCCCCTTCTGGGATTGTGTGAAGACTAAAACTCCACCGGAACTGGAAGGGGATGCTCTTACTTTGAATGCTGTTAAAAAAGCGTATCCTGAAGCAAAAGAGCCGGGAATTTTTCTTGGACGGGAATGTGAGTCTGTCATAAAAGAGTACATGGATGTAAATGACCAGATTAAAGAATTATCCGGCAGGAAAGATGAATTGCAAGCCCAGCTTATCGCTGAGCTTAAAGAAGCCGAAGCAGGAATGCTGGACAATTATATAGTTAGCTACAAAAACAGGACTGGCATTGATACAGAAAGGTTACTTGCAGAAAAACCGGAAGTTTTTCAGAAGTATAAAAAACCAACCTTGAATACAACGGAATTTCGTAAAAAAGAAAAAGAATTAGCTAAAGAATACGCAACGGTTACAGGTAGAACTTTTAGTGTTAAAGAGAAATAAATTAATAAACCTTGGACACTTTACTCTTTTTAGGAAGGTTTTCAATCTAAACGGCAAAGTTGCTTATGTAAAAAATGCTAAAACCAATGAATCTATTGTCCAAATGGCTTTAGATCAGCAACCATATATTCCTATTTTTTCAAAACAAGAAGAAGGTGATAAAGACGCAATAATAAAACAGTTAATGATATTCATTGCTAATAAATACAGAAAAACGTTTAGCCAAATAAAAGATACGGAGGAATAGCCCATGAGTAACACAGCAATGCAGGTGAAGCAGAATACCAGAAAAGCTCCAACACATACACAGAATAATAACAAAGTTGTTATTTACAACCAGCTTGATAAGCCGGAAGTAAGAAACAATCTTGTTAAACTTTTCAGGAACGAACAAAAAGCAAACAGATTTATCGCAGAAGCCAGGATAAATTTAAGTACGAATCCAGAGCTTGCAGACTGTTCGCCTGAAAGTTTTGTAAGGGCAGCCCTGCAAACTGCGCAGTTAAATTTAAGCATTAACCCTTTAATAGGGGAGGCTTATTTAATGCCGAGGTGGAATGGCGACAAAGGATGCAAGGAAGCCACTTTTCAGTTAGGTTATAAAGCATATTTAAACATGGCACGAAAAACAAAAGAAGTACTTGATGTTGATGGAGCTATTGTCCGTAAGGGAGATACCTTTTCTCACAGCTATACAGAAGAAATTGATGAAAAAGGCAAATTTACCTATATTGTCCAGCCTCTAGAGCACGAAACCAGTGATGAGCATGGCGACATTATTGGAGCTTACGCAAAGGCTATTATAAAAAACGACAATGTAATTATTAAAAAACATATTTATATGACGGTTGCCCAGCTTGAAGCCCACATGAAAAAATATGCCACCAAGAACAAAAAAGGCGAAGTTGTAGGCTTGGCGGTAAAAGATTTTGAAGCTTGGGCTTTAAAAACCGTGCTAGGACGTTTAAGCAAAAAACTTCCTTTAACCACTGAAGACAAAACAGCAATTGAACTTCAGGAAGAATACAGGCAGCCTGATGAAGTTAACGAATATATCGATGCTGAAATTCAGGAAACCGTACCTGAAGCAACTGAAATAGAACCGGAGCATCCACAACAGGAAGCCCAACAAGAAGAAATTCCAGTATAAGATATCAGGCAGAGGGCTATATCACTCCCAAAATTAAATAACTAAAGCTAATTTCACCCTCTGCCTTAGTTTTTTTGAAAGCGAGGCAAATATGGCAAAAATAATCAGCGTTGAACCTAGAGAAAAGTATCATTTAATAAAGTTTGCGGCAGAATCGGACAGAGAACCCTGGGGAACTCTGGAGGCAAAAGTATGGAATAGTGAACCGGATTTAATAAAAAAATTAAAACTTAATTCCAGCGTTAATTGTGTACTGACTTCTACAAAGTATGGTGAAGTTATAAACGATGTAGAGATAATTAAGGAAGGCCGCCTGGGGTTGAGTGATAAGCAAAAAAATGATGCTTATGTCGGGCTTAGAAATAGGCTTGAAAACATTTATTGCGATGAAAGAGAGCCAGAAAAAATAAGGCAAATGGCCAAAGAGATTGAAAAATTGATAATTAACAATAATTGGGCTTTCATCAATGCGCCTGCCGCTAAAACCCATCATCATAACTACATCGGAGGATTAATACAGCATACCGAAGAAGTTGTTATTGATGTACCCTGTTATAATCCTTTGGCTGTTATGGGCGCAATCCTCCACGACTTCGGTAAGATTTACGAATATAAAATAGACACTGAAACCGGAATTGTTGAATATAACACGGATTTCCGGGACAAATTAGGATTAACCAAAGAAAGTAAAATCTACCCGCATATACTCTGGGCGTATAACTGGTGTATTGAAAGAGGGTTTAAGGAGCTTGCCCATATTGTCGGCAGCCATCACGGAACTGTTGAACACGGCTCAATATTTAAGCCTGCAACTCCAGAAGCTCATCTACTTTATATTGCGGATTACAAAAGTGCGCATTTAGGGGCGTTAACTGTTGATGAATTGCCTGAAGAAATCACTGTTGAAAATTTATAAAAACTTACACAAAAAGGAAAGAAGATAAATGATTAAATTAATCCGTAATCTGAGTGTTGATATACAGCATTTTTTATACAAACGGAAAATTTATTGGCATAACTTTATAAAAGATGAATACACAGCTGGTTTTGAGTGCTGCCTCCATAAGCACACAAAAGAGGAACAGAATCTTTTAAAAAGCATTGCAAGAGCCAGTATGGAGAATATGGACACAGTTTATGTCAGTAAAGATCTAAAAATAATTTAATTATAAAGAATTGCACCGAGGACGGGGCAGTAATCGCATTTAGTTGCCGTAAGGCACACCCTCTTTTGAGGTTGTAAGTATCCCCGTCCGTTTTTATAGCGAAAGAAAGACACAAAAAGTTTGCTAAAATGGAGGAGTATTGGTCTTTTTTTTATTAAAGAAAGTATTTTGAAAAGAAAGGAGGCTGCCCATGTAGTGGTTGTTTTAATGTATCGGTGCGCCAATCATCAGGTCATGAACTGATTGAAGAAGCAACCCCGAAGTTAAAACGTAAATGATAAAGCCACTTGTTAAATCAAATCCGAGAGCGTATTTTTAATTTTATTTTGTATGAATTTTTACTCAGGCAGCGAGGGAACTTGCTGTCTGGGATAAAAATTCGCAGAGGTGTTTTATTATGGAGGTTTTTATAATAAGCGGGCTTTTTGCCTGCATTTTTGTATGTATCCAAAACCAGAAGTCCCTATATAAACTTGTTTTTAAACAGAACGTAATACTTCGCAGGGTTGCGGAAAAGTTTGTGGACAAACTTGAGGAAACAACAGATTTTTATCTGGACGAACTGGATGAAAGAGAAGGCAACGATGGCATTGAGGTCCAGGTAATAGGAGTTGCAGGATTCAACAATTTTCCCTCTCCGGCACCGTCACCCCCACCCACTAAAAAAGATGTTTTTATTTTCAACCTGAGAGAATTTCCAAGAAAACAGCTTGATGTATTGGAAAAACAGATTTTGCAAGGAACAGGCTGCTGGATAGAGACAAACCAATCAAGTTTAAGAAACATAGAAGGACAAATTTTTATAGATGTTTATGTGATGGCATATACATTACAGGAAGTTAAGTTCGCTAAATATTTAATAGAAAAGCGGATAGAAAAAATTAACAAACTAAACGTGATCTACAAAAGAGGAGGAGAAGGAATATGAAATTGGTAACGGGTGCAAGCTCATTAAACGCTTTTATGAAAAAAACAGGCTTGAAGAAAAAAGAGTTAGCTGAGATGACAGGAATAACCCTATCTTACGCCTATATGCTTTGTGAAGATTTTACGACCAGGGCATCAACAATAGAACGATTGGCAGTAATAATGGGAACTTGCCCTGAACAATTCCCTGAGTATGAAGGAGAGCCACAGGAATTTCCGGAAGCAGTCTACTGGGTTCAGAAGAAAGTCCGGCAGTCCGAGTTGTCAAGCCTTGAGTTTATCAAAAAATTCCCTCAAAAAAGACGGCTTGAGGTGGTTGATTTTTTAAGAGGATCAGCTCCATTACCTTTGAATTATTCTTTTTTCGATACGGTTACTACCGCACTTGACGTGTTGCCAGAAGAGCTTTTTGTTTTTGTGGCAAAGGAAATCAAAAATCTTTTAGCGAACAGGGGAGTGGAAGAAGGAGCTTTGTCTTCTGCAATAGAATCGATAAAAAAGTATTATTTATAAATAAAAGGAATTTTGACAATGAAGGCTAGTCCCGGACAATTGGGTTTATTTTCGCATTTGAATGATGTTACCGCTCCTGTGGTTGAGCAGGAAAAGCCAGTTATGCAAGAACCCAAAACTAAACACCCATCAAATGTTGGTAATGCTGATCCCGGCCTGAATGTTGACCCTTATTGTTATTACGATGAATTCACTGAGGAACAAAAAGAGCTTAAAAAGGCTTGTCCTTTAAGGGATGAATGCGGCTGTTGTTGTCATCAGTCCTGTTACGAATGGGCTTTAAAACAAAAACAGGAAAAGAACGAACGAAAGTTTGAAAACTGGCATATGTGCGCAAAATGCGTAAGAGGGAATTTTGTCGGTGCTGAATTCTGTGGGAAAGATGAAAAAACTAATAAATGGGAATGCTGGAATAATAATTTTAAGTTTTATGAGCCAGACTTTCTTGAAAACAAAGCAGAAGAAAAGCCATTACCTTTTTATACCTGCCCACGGTGCGGTAAGAATAAAGGCAAGGCGTTAGTCCCTAATTTTAGTAGAAATGTTTTTGACAGTGATTTGGTCTGTGCGGAATGCATGCAGGAAATGGAATGTCTTGAGGAGTAAATTATGTCCTTATGTGGTGAAAGAATTTATAAACATAAAGATCAAGTGGCTGCCGACACACTTGACTATTTGAGAAAAAATATAACTATTTTCCTTGGAATTTTTGATGACAAGGAAATAAAAAATCTTAAAAAGCTTGAAAAGTGGCTTCAGAAAAAGACAGGAGGAAGGAAATTGGAATTACCTAAATTATCGGATTATGAATGGAATGTTGTAAAATTATTAAGCCAAGGCTTTGATACTCCTGAAATAGCTGAAAAATTGAATAAAACCAAGGGTTCTGTGTCAGGGGTCATAACGTTTATTTGCAGTAAATTTGAATTTAAGGGTTTAATTAAATTTAATTCGGAATTAAGTAAAAAACACCAGCTTATTGAATTTTTAAAGAAAAATAAAAAGCTGATCTTCCCAGATGAATCTCATGAAGATATCGAAGATATAAAAGAAGAAGTGATAGAGCAACCAACAGAAGGACAAGATGAGCACAGCAATAAATTAATAGAACCTTTAACTAATCAGGAAATGAAAGTACTGGAATTACTTTGTCAGGGGTATGGGTATAAAGAGGCTGCAAACCAGCTAATTTGCGCAGATACCACTTTGAAGACCCACGTTAATAATATTTTCCAGAAATTACAGGTTAATAACAGGATACAGGCGGTCCTTTACGCAATTAAGTCGGGGCTGGTTGATATTGGAGTGGCAATTCCTAGACCTGCTCAAGTCCCCTCGAAAAGCCCGCCTGATTTATCAGCGACAATAACTAAATTCAAAGAAAAATATGCACAAAAGATTAAAGATCTCGCTACTGAAGCGGGTCTTCTTCTTTTTAAAGGGGAGTTTAGTGAGGAAACCGCAACCCCTATTCAAGACCAGGCTAAAAAAATAAAAGAAAAAATTGACCTACTGGAAGAAATTCAGCAGGAGATAACAGCTTAAAATATTTTGCGAGGAGAAGGGAATAATATAAATGACTTTTCAGTTAAGGGATTATCAGGAGCAGATAATCCGGGAGGTAAAGGAGGCTTTTCAGGGCGGTAGTCAATATGTATGCGCAACTGCCCCAACAGGCGCAGGAAAGACGGTTATTTCATTTGCCCTGGTAAAAGACCTTGTAGAACAAGGTAAAAGAGTTCTTTTTGTGGTTAACAGGGAAGAGCTTGTATTTCAGACAGTGGATAAATTTCATGGCATTAGACAGCATTTAAGTATTCTTAAAGCTGGTTATGAAACTATGTATAACCCTAAAAAACAGATACAAATTGCCATGTTACAAACTTGGCACGCCCGGAAAATTGCAGAGCTTGAACCTGACTATATTTTTATAGACGAAATCCATGACGGATGGGGAGCAAAAAGAGTTTCTGAGCTTTTGGAAACGTACCCAGATACGAAAGTATTAGGATTAACCGCTACCCCGATAGACGAAAAAGGTTTTTTACTTCCCGGATTTAACAAATATATCCAGACTGTTCAGGTTTGCGAGCTTATAGAAAAGGGACATCTTGTCCAACCTGAAGTGTATGCTCCAGTCCAACTGGATTTATCAGAAGTAAGGACAACGGGAAACGATTACAACGAAAAAGACCTGGATAAAATTCTTACCCAGGTTAAAGAGGTTGAAAACGTTGTTCGCCAGTATCAAAAATTTGCAGATGGCTTAAAAGCAATAGTTTTTGCCAATACCATAGAACACGCCGAAGCCCTGAAAGGGGCTTTTTTAAAATCCGGCCATAACGCAGAAGTAATTCATTCTAAACTTCAGGATCTGAAAAACGAAAGAAAAAGACTGATAGGCGACTTTAAAAACGGGACAACACCGATTTTAATAAATGTGGGAATCCTGACTACTGGATTTGATGAAGGTTCTGTGGAATGTGTATTACTTGCAAGACCAACAAAAATTCTCAGGCTATATATACAGATTGCCGGACGTGGGTTAAGAACCCATCCGGGGAAGGAAAAATGTCTTTTCCTGGACTGCGCTAACATTGTTCAGATGCACGGGTACCCCGATGATATTCGGATATTTGAACATAAACCTGTAAAGGTTAATACGGTGCGGGCAGAATACAAGCTCTGTCCGCAGTGCGAATTTGCGTGTAAAATCAATGTTTCTGACTGTCCGGCCTGCGGGTATAAGTTTACACCGGAAGATGCGCCGGAAGAAGTTAGCCATAAGGAAGCAGAAAAACTTGAGCAACTTAGAAATTTACAGAAAGATTGTTACCTAAATGTTGTAAAAGAAGTTGAGGAGCGTGGCTATAAAAAAGGCTATGCTTTCTTTTTAATGAAGGATATAGCAAGAATAAAACCGCCGACATTCAGTGCAAAAAGATATTACGGCAAAGTCTCAACATTGGTTGATAGGCTCGCTAACGGGAGGAAAACATTAAAAAAATGCCCGAAGTGCAATTATTTTTCAATGCACTATCCACCGTTTTTTACGGAATGCCCAAAATGCGGTCATTCTGAAAAGTTTAAACCGCAGTGGTTGATATTCAAATTAAAAGACCATTATCGGTATAAAGGCGAACTTAACTGTGTAGGAGGAAAGAAGGAACAAAGTGCAAATTAATTATAACAAGCTACCGTCCCTTGTAAGAGAAACCCTGCAAGGATTTTTTCATCCTTTGGCGATGGATATTGACGATCTGTCCCTGCTTAACGTAATTAACGTTAAATTGTCCCAGCTTTTTTCTGCAAAAAGAATAAAGTTTGAAGGCAACCAAGGACAGAGTTTAATTAATTATTACGCTATCAATATCTGTCCTTCAGGCGGAGGGAAAGACCAGAGTTTAAACCTTCTTAACAAATGGGTTTTTAAGGATTTCAAGAACGATTTTTACAAGGAAAGGGAAACCTTCCTTGACCAGAAAGAAACGGATATAAGGATGGAAGCCTGCAATCGTTATAAAAAAAATGAGGCTAAAATAAACGCTTATATTGAAGAAAAACTCGGAGATATAAGAACGCTTCATTTTGAGGAAAATCCAAAAACCCCTGAAGGTTTTTATTCCAGCTGCTTGGGGTTCCTTAATTACGAGCAGGGTAGTGTATTTGTAAGAAATTCCGAATTTGCATCTACCATGAAAAACCCGAAACCGGAAAAACTTACTTCTTATGATGCAATAATGGAAGCCTCAGAAGGAAACTTGGCTGTAACGACAACAAAAGGGGACAAAAAATCCAAGCAAATTGAAGGTGTTCCCGTCAATGTTATTTTTGTTACTGACGGGGCAATCCTTGTTGAGGACAAAAAGGCGAAAGACTTGTTTCTTTCATACTTACAAAAAGGTTTTGCCAGAAGGAGTAACATTTGTTACCAAAAGTTTCCTGAAATAAAGTACCAGCCGGACTTTGAAAAAGCTGAAGCTGATAAACAACAGGCTTTTCGCAATGCAAGGACCATAGCTGGGCAACTTGAAATTATTTATAACAAAATCCCTTTTAACGCTGTTATAAAGATGGATATAGAGGCTAAAAAAACACTTCATTCTTATAACGAGCTTTGTAAAAAGCAGGCGGAGGAATTACAGGGCAATGAAAAAGACATTGTTCTTGTGGATATCCGGCAGAGGTTCTGGAAAGCCTATAAGATGGCTGCTTTAATAGCCTGTATTAACAATCCTGAAAAAATGGTTGTAACCGATCAGGAAGCTAATATGGCTATTTATCAGATTGAGCTTTTCCACCAGTCATTTAAGGATTATATCGGTACAAAGCCCAAGGCCGACCATGAAAAAGTTTATTACTTTTTATACCAGAACCAGGGCAGCTGGGTTTCTAAAACTGCCCTGCGGGAACAAAACTTTGTCCACCCTAATAATTTCAAGAAATGGTGGGAAGAAGTTTATGAACACGTTGAGTCCTTTGCAGAGAGCAAGGGCTTTACTTTGGTTTCTGAAAAAGGCAAAGGAATCAAAGTAAATTATAAACTGGTAAAAAACAATATTGGCGGAGAGTTGAGCGAAGGCACAATGCCGCCTGAAAAAATGATGGAGGTAATGTAAGTTGGTAAACGATTGGAACAATCCAGAGAGCTTTAAAATTATTGGTAATGTTTATGAAAACCCGGAGCTTTTAAACAGAAGGGGGGCGGAAAATGCTTAACGAATTAATAGATTATCTTGGGCAGCCTGAAAAGGAATCTGGCGGACATCGCTATTGGCAGTGTCCTTTCTGTAGGGATAAAGGTAAAGATAATTTAATATATACCGAATCAAAAAACTTGGTGAAGTGTTTCGCTGACCCCGACCATGCGACATTGGTTCTAAAAGAAATAAACAAGCGTAAACCCAAAGAAGAAAAGCAGGATTATAAAAGAGAAGAGAGAAAAAAGCCTGAATTTAACATGGAAGAAGGAATCCTGTACTGGTGCGAAAAAAACGAAGAGTTGATTAAGGATCCTAGAGCTCTTGCTTTTCTTGAAAAAACTCGTGGAATTAAAAAACATACCGTGAAAACCTTAGGTATAGGTTTTGACAGGAAAAACAAAAAATGGGTACTACCTGTTTTAGGGATGGATGGAGCCTTAAAAGGGTTTGAGTATAGACCGCCTGACTTTAAGGTTTTTAAATACCCACCGGATAATCCCCCTAAGTGCAGGAAAGAACCGGGAACCCCGTCGATACTATCGCAGATAGGCGTATATATTGAAAATGAATCAGAAGTCCTCGTAATAATCGAGGGCTTTTTAGATGGATACATTTACTGGCAATTTCTTCAGGAAAAGGGAATTAAAGGTTATCACGTTGTTACTCCCAGCAATGGTGTAGGAACAACATTATCTAGTATCGAAAAAGAAAAGGAAATATTCAGCAGGTATAAACAGGTTGTTATTTTCCTTGATAACGATCCACCTGGGCAAAAAGAAACAGAAAAAATTATAAAAGCATACCCGGACTTTAAGCCAATGAAACTTAAATGTGGGTGTGAAGATTTTACAGATCATTATATGAAGTGCAAGGAGAAGAAAAAGTAATGACAGAACCAAGAAAAATTGATCCGATAAAAGAAAAGGCTATTCGCAGGTTTGAAAGGACATTTGAAAGAATGCTGCCGCTTCTGAGTGCAGAAGAAAAAAGCCTACTTGTAAAAGAAGTAATTATGATGATTGAACCAAAATTCAAGACCACTTCTTTTGCGGTTGTGGATTTGGCGGATTTACTATTGCCGGCCAATAAGTCAAATTATACAAAAATTTCTGTACCTATATGGAATTGGTTACAGGAGCAGGCAAAAATAAACTTGGAATATTTTGACAAGCAAAAAGAAAAGGGCGAGGACCTGCCCGACCATGAAACCGTGGAGCACTGGGCAAATATCAGGAATGGTATTGTGCCGTTTGGTTTGAGGGTAGAAAAAGGAGAGCAGGGATGAACGCAAAAGAATTAGCACAGGAACTCAACGGGAGGGATAGAGCAAGACAAGCGGAAATTTCCGAAAAAGAACAACAATTAGCAAAAGAAAAAAATCTCGTAGTTGTCTTTGGAGCTTCTGATGACCTTATGGAATTCAGGGGTGCAATTGAAGATGAATTTGACTGTTATAACGGCGGAACAGCTTACATTAACAAAAAAGGCTTACTCGAAAATGAGTGCGACGATGAGGATTGCCCATATTTTGCAAAAAAGCAAAAACAGGCTTCGCAAATTGAGGCTGTATGGGATGAGGATTCAGACTTTGTTTGGTCTTATCGAACAGATATACCACACGAAACTTTTGAAATTTTTGAAGAAGGCGAAAACTATTGCAAAGGCATAGTGTTTTCCTTAGACGACATTAAATAAGACGGCAACGGAGAGAGGGATGGAGAAAGGTAAAGAAGAGTGGTTCTTTACTGTGGGCGCCGCTGACGGGTGGGGTAATCCCTGCCCGTATAAGCGCACAACACAGCGTGGAAAAAAACTGGATAAAGATTACCGAAGGTATCTTAACTGGAAAACCCACGCAAGAAGTTGTTTCATAGATATGTTTGAAGAACCCCCGGAAAACATCTTTGACAATGAAACAAAATATTTTCTGGAAATAACTATATATTTTAAAAACGAGCACCGGGCGGACTGCACAAACGTTCTCAAGGGTCTTGAGGATGCTATTTTTGCAGACCCGCTTAATGACAAAAACGTAGTTGGTAGAACGAAGGATTTTTTCTTTGACAAGAAAAACCCAAGAGTAGAAGTGAGAATATGGAGCAAAAAATGAAAGGATATAAAGCTTTTAATAAAGACTGGAGCTGCAACGGCTTTAAGTACGAAATAGGGCAGACCTACAAACATGATGACAAAATAGGAATGTGTGAAAGTGGATTTCATTTCTGTGAACAGCCACTAGATGTGTTTAAATACTATAATGACGCTTTTAATCAGAAATATGCGGAAATTGAGGCATCAGGAGAAATAATAAAAGGTGATGACAAACATTGCTGTTCGAAAATTAAAATAATTAAAGAACTAACATACCAAGAATTATATGCACAACAGTTTTTAATTAATTTACAAAACATACAAGCATCTAAAGAAACTACCAACACCTCTGGGTATAGGGCACACGCCAACACCTCTGGGTATAGGGCACACGCCAACACCTCTGGGGACGGGGCACACGCCAACACCTCTGGGGACGGGGCACACGCCAACACCTCTGGGTATAGGGCACACGCCAACACCTCTGGGGACGGGGCACACGCCAACACCTCTGGGGACTGGGCTATTGCTTGCTCTTTTGGCGTGAACAGCAAATCAAAAGCAAATAAGGGATGGATAGTTCTTGTTGATTGGCAACAAGATGAAGATTATAACTGGTTTATTAATGAAATTTATCGAGCAAAGGTGGGCACGCACAAAATTAAAGGTGTAAAAATACAGCCTGACACTTGGTATTGGTTTGAAGACGGTGAATTAAAAAATAAAAAGGAGGAACAACAACAATGAGTTTAATTAAACTGAACGCAAAAGACAGAAAGATACAGTGTGATGGACAATATGCTACAAGCGGAAAGTGGATAGTTGACCTGGACAAAGACCCATTTGGGGAACTTTTAAAAACAAGGTTGGGATTTTATGCCAATAAAAAATCCCCTCAGTTAAATTTGTTACCCGAAGAAGAATGGGATTACAAAAAATTAATTCCCGGACGTTTTGATTCTTGCGAAGAAATTTACATTACTCCGTTAAAATATGCTTTTGACGGGGAAAAAGAACTGGCAACAGCTTTTATAAACAAGTCAAGTGATGTTGTTGCTTGGATAAGTGATGAATACTTAAAACTTTTCAACGACATTAAATGGGATAGCGCATACACTGAAGGTAATTCCAAGCTGGTATGTTTTACCAACGAAGAAAGAGAATTTTTGTTTGGAATTATGCCTGTAAAAATTGACAATTCGTTTAAATACTTTGATTTTCTTTCTCAGCATTATTGGAATCTGGAAAACAGAGAAAAACTCAAAGCAAAAGGCTGGTTTGGCGATGAAGAGCCAGAAGAAAATCAAAAAGTAACAATTTCCACTCAAGAAGGTTCTGTAGAAACGGACACAAAAACCATTAAGCAAGCGGCTAAAAGTTTGAAGAAATAGGGAAGGGAAACCTTCCCTATTTTATTAGGGAGGATAAGGGTTGCGCAATAAAGAATCGATTATTGCAAGTACGGTTAAAGATATTCTCCAGAAGGATGAAGAGGAGAGAGATAAAAAAGATTCAATCATCCTTGCGCTTTTTCAGTATGTCAAAAATTTAAATCTAAAGATGAAGCGAATAAGGGGAGAGCTTTTCCGGCAGAAAAACTGGTCAAGGATTGAGGAAAACTTTTTGAAAGAAAAAGTAGGGGTTTTGTCCATGGATGAAATTCTTACTTTTTTTAAAGGACGCAGAAGTAAAGGCGCAGTGTTAAAGAAAATAAAAAGGCTTGGATTTTGGGAGAAATGGAATCAAATAAACACAAAATAATTCTGGATTTAAGTGGAGGAACTGGCGCATGGTCAGAGCCTTATGCTGAAGCCGGTTATGACAGAAGAATCATAACTCTGCCAGAATGGGATATTAAGGATTACCTTAATTCCAAAGTTTTACCTAGAAAAGTTTATGGTGTGCTGTTTGCAAAGGAATGCACTCATTACACAGTTTCCGGGGCGCAATACTGGGAAGAAAAAGACAAAGACGGCAGGACTTTGGAAGACACAAAAGACTTAACTGCCGGGCCTATGATAATTGCTTTAACTCAACCTGTCTTCTGGTGTATTGAGAATCCGGCTGGAAGGTTAAAAGATTAGATAGGTAAACCTGTTTTTAGTTTTAATCCCTGTGATTTTGGTGATCCTTACACAAAGAAAACTTTGCTCTGGGGAAAGTTTAATATTCCAATACCGCTTTTATCAGGTATTTGTCCGGTAGTACCCAAGTTTATAACAGCAAGTAACGGTGATAGATACAGTCCTATTCATTGGAGTACTGGCGGGAAATCCTCAAAAACTAAGGAAAAACGGAGTGTTACCCCACCCGGATTCGCAAAAGCATTTTTTGACGCAAATAGGTGAAGTATGAAAGTAAGAGTATGGTTTTCCTGTGGTGTGGCTTCTTTTGTCGCAGGAATTTACGCATTAAAAAAATACAAAAGTGTTGAATTTATCAGGAATCATATTTATGGAGAACATCCTGATAACGGAAGAATTCATAACGAAGCGGAAAAGGTCTATAAGCAACCGATAAAAATAATTTTATCTCCATATAAAGACCATTTTGAAGTTATCGAAAAAACAAAGTGGATAAAAGGCAAAGGAGCAAGATGCACACAGGAGCTTAAAATAAGACCCCGCCAAAGACTGGAATATGAAGAACCAGCAGATATTAATATTTTAGGCTTTACCGTTGATGAAACTGTCAGGGCAGAAAGATTTAAAGAAAGGCTTCCTGATACTCCTGTCGAGTTTCCCTTGATTGAAAAGAATTTAACTAAAGAAAACTGCTTGTGCCAATTTAAAAAATATGGGATAAAGCAGCCCGCTATGTATGAACTTGGTTATGAAAACAACAACTGCATTGGCTGTATAAAAGGCGGGGCTGGCTACTGGAACAAAATAAAAAAAGACTTTCCCGAGATATTTGACAGAATGGCGAAACTGGAAAGAGAAATAGGGTTTTCGATATTAAGAAATAATGATGTTGAAAAAGATTATAAACTTTTTCTTGATGAATTACCTGAACTTAAAGGGAAGCCACCAAAGCCAATAGTTGCACAGTGCAGTATTTTTTGCGGGCAAATATAGCAGGTGATTTATGAACGACCTCAGGGGTTATATCGAAAGATGGGTGGACGGAGAGATAAAACTTCAGGAAAAAGGATTATTTAAGCCCGACCATCCCATGATAACAAAAGAAAACAGGGACTACTGGATTGAGTATTATTATCAGCTTAATTTCAAAGAGGATAAAAATGGGAAAGAGGCAAGATAGATGGTTTAAAAAGCAGAGGACGTGGAGTTGTAACAGGTTAATACATTTTATGCGGAGGGCAAAAGAAAGACATAACCTTGACATCTCCGCTTTTGATTACAACGACATGATAGAGCAGGTTAAAAACGGATCTGCAGAGCAAGTGAATAAGTCCATTTATGGTGTTAGTTGCCAGTGTAAAAAAGTTTATATCGTAACGAGTTTATGTAAAGGCAAAATTTCTTTAAAGACAATGCTGCCAGAAAATTTTGAAGTTTATAAAGAAAAAGGAGAAGAAAATGAATAGTTGCTGCGAAACAGTTTTAAAAGCTCTGAAAGAGCAGAAAAAACAGCTTGAGAATACTTTAATGGAGTTTGAATTAACCATTGAACAAATTGAAGACGGATATTGTGAAGGTGGCTTCTGTACAGAAAGATTTGTTAGTTTAGCCCAAAAGGTTGCTGGAGGGGAAAATGCTAAGAATTAAATTTCAAAAAGATTATTTTAAGTTGCATAGACAAAAAACAGCAGAGTTACTTACTGTCAGAGAAATCAAAATAGACAAAAATACCCCACAGGAATTTATGGATTATGACACCGTTATGTGGGATGGAACATGCTATGACCTAAAGCCCGGTGTTTATCTGCAATTAATTTTCCTGGGAGATAAGCGAATCCCTTTTTGCACAGTAAGACCAAAGTTTGGGAAATTCGGAAACAAGGAAGAGTATTACAAAAACCAAATAGGAAAAATCTTTGAAATAGAAATAGAGGAAATTGGCAATGGAGCTAAATAAGATACACCATGGAGACTGCTTGGAAGTTCTTAAATCTTTCCCTGATGAAAGTGTGGATTTATGCGTTACATCTCCCCCGTACTGGGGAGGGCTAAGGGATTATGAAGTTGAGGGACAGCTTGGTTTAGAAAAAGATTTCCTGGAGTATATAGAAAAACTTTGTAATATCTTTGATGAAGTTTACAGGGTTTTACGTCAGGCCGGAACTTGTTGGGTAAACTTAGGAGATACTTATTCTGGGAGTAACCACGGATATGGCGATAAAACTCCTGATCCTATTCTTAAGGAAAACTCTCGTCCGAGGAATATAAAGCCAATAAAAACTCCCTTGCCAAAGAAATGTTTATGTAAAATTCCTGACAGGTTCGCTATAAAAATGTGTGATAGCCATAAATGGATTTTACGAAATGACATTATATGGCACAAGCCTAACCAAACTCCGAGTAGCGTAAAAGATAGGTTCACCGTTGATTTTGAGTATTTATTTTTCTTTGTGAAAAATCAAAAATATTATTTCAAACAACAGTTAGAACCTCATATATCAAAAACGCGCAAAGATCATATGGTAGGACATCGAGCGTGGAACAATGATTCAATGATGCAAAGAGGAAAAGATGCAGTCATGAAGTATAATCCTTTGGGAAGGAATAAGCGTACTGTATGGAGTATTAACACAAAACCCTGTCCTGAATCTCATTACGCTGCTTTTCCGGATGATTTGATTAATCCCATTATTGATTCAAGTTGTCCGCCTGAAGGACTTGTCCTTGACCCTTTTATGGGATCAGGAACCACAGCAGAAGCCGCCCTAAAAAACGGGCGGTTTTTTATTGGCGTTGAGTTAAACGAAAACTACGTGAAAATGGCACAAAAAAGAGTGCAGGGAATTGGAAGGCAGTTAAGACTTGGAGGCGCTTAATGTATGAAGCTATATTTTTAATTTTCATATTTCTGGCAATAGGTTACATACAGCACCGTAAAGGCTTGCACTAAGGAGGATAGTATGAAGTTTCCGTTTGGAAAATACAAGAGCGAGGATATAAAGGAAGTTTCACAGACTGAAGACGGGGAGCAATATTGCCGCTGGCTTGTAGGGCAAAGTTTTTGTCCTCAAGAAATCTATGACTATATAGTTTACGAATTAGAAATTTAAGGAAAGGATATATAAAATGCCAAGGTCGGAATGCAATATACCCTGTAATGGGTTCAAACAGCTTGAAGGTAAACTTAAAAACCAAAAAACTCTTACCGCAAAATTTGCGGCAGATGCCGACAGGCTTGAAAGAGAAAATAAAAAACTAAAAGAAGAAAACGATTTTTATAAAGACTTTGAAAATTTCAGAATAAGCAAGGAAACAGATGTTGTTTGCTGCGAAAAAGCCGAACAGGGCAAATGCTATCCGTTAAGAAAGGCTATTGAAAAATCTAATGAAATTCAGGAGGGATGGCATGCAGTCCGAAGAAACCAGAAATAAAGCAATGAATGAAGGGTGGCTTGCTGATTATTACCAGCAGGTCATGGAATATGACAGGAAAGCAAAAAAACTGCCGGAATTAAAAAGAAAAAAAGCGCAATTATTTACATTAAAGCGTGAAATTGAAAAGAAGATTTATGAATTAACATTACAGATACAAGAAATGGAGAATAAGTAATGGAAAGAGAATTGCTCACGCCTGAAGAAGCTGCAGAATATTTTACAGTAAAACCATCCACATTCAGAAGTTGGATAAATAGAGGTGATATTCCGCCAGATATCATAAAAAAAATAGGCGGCACAGTGCGAATAAAAAAAAGCAAACTTAAAGAATTTATACAAAAATAAAAATGCCTCCCTACGGGGAGGTCTTTTTTTGTGTTAAATTTTTTATAAGTAAAAAATATTTTGTATTTTATGAGTGTATCACAAAAAGGTAAAAATGGCAGGTGGTACTGCGAATTTATGATTGCCGGAGAACGGTATTATTTTACCTGCGAAGGAGCAAAAGACAAGAACGAAGCAAAAAAATTTGAAACTAAAATAAAGGCAAAAATTCTTGAAGGGGAAGAAAAGAAAAAAAATAATAAAAACAAAATCCTCCTCTCTGAAATGACAGAAAAATATTTAAATTATTCAAGAGTAAATAAGCCAGCAAGCTACAGTCATGATAAATATTATAAAAATTACTGGTTATCTTTTTTTGGTGATAAACCTTTAAATGAAATAAAACCAATTGATATAGAGTGCTATAAAACTCATAGACTGGAAGAAGATGGCAAAAGCCCTGCAACAGTAAATAGAGAAAAAAACTCTTTAAGCAAAATGTTTTCTTTAGCAGTTCAAAATGGATATATCAAAGAAAACCCATGTTCAGGGGTTAAAAATCTTAGGGTTCAAAATCATAAAATTAGATTCCTTACAAAAGAAGAAGAAAAAAGGTTTTTGAAAAGAACAGAAGGGCATTGGATTAAACCCTTATTAATTACTGCCTTACACACAGGAATGAGGCAAGGAGAAATTTTAAGTCTAACCTGGGATTGTGTTAATTTTGAACAGAATTATATTGATGTTTTAAGGACCAAAAATGGGGTGCCTCGACAAATCCCCATGTCAGCAAAATTGCGAACCACATTGCAGGAGCTTTTTGAGATAACAGAAAGTGATTATGTTTTCGTAAATCCCATAAGCAAAAATAGGCACTGTGCAAGGAATATACAGGAAGTATTTAATTTTTTTACGGAAAAAGCAGAAATTAAAAAACTTACTTTTCACGATTTAAGGCATACAGCTGCAACCAGGATGGTAGAAAAAGGAACTGATCTGGTTGTAGTTAAAGAAATTTTAGGGCATAAGAATATTACAACAACAATGAGATATGCCCACCCTGTACCTGAAATCAAAGCAAAAGCTATACAATTTTTAAATGATTACTAGTATTTTATGAATGCGGACATAATTTAAAACTACGGAAAATTTTACGGAAAAAACTAAAAAATGGAGCGTACGAGATTCGAACTCGTGGCCTCCTGAATGCCAATTTTTGCATTTTTTACACAACCCTCTTTTTAAAAAATCCAACATTTTCAATATTTTTGGGGTTATGCAAAAAATTATACGTCATATAAAAAACATATTAATTACGGAAGAAATTACGGAATTTTTATCTTTTATTTAAATTATTAGCGAGTCCTTCACCTACGCCCTGTCCAAAGCCTTTTGCGGCTGAGGTGATTGCGTTAAGAGCGAATTGCTGAAATTCTTCATTAGTAACAACTTCTCTGACCACGCTGTCTTTAAGTAACTCTTTTACGTCTTCCGCTTTTATAAAAATCATTATTTTAGATTCCTCCTGCGCTTATAGTCCAGATTAAATATATCTTTAGGGGTATATAGTGAAGTATTTACATCTTTCAGTATGCCAACCTTTTCAAACAAGTAGGCCACCAGCTCCGAGCATACGTTTAGTTTGTTATCTTCCGCAGGTTTATACGCACCGAAGGAAAAAATGTTCAATACAAACTGTCCTATCTGCCGGAAATCATAAGGTTTATGCAACTCCTCTTCCACGCAGTCGTCAAACAGTTTCTGATTATGGACTATTTTATTATAATCCTCGTTTTTCAACTGACAATGGATGATTTTTTGTTTACGCTTCAGGGCTTTTGATATTAAGGAAATCCTGACACCCCGGACGCTGGACTCTAAAAAATATCTCGGACCAAGACAAATTCCCACGTGGACCACATCGCTACCTGTAAATACGGATATAGCCTGGCCAAAAATATGCCTCGTTTTTAAAAAGCATAAAACATCGCCCTTACGAAACATTTTCCACCTCCTGTTTAATTATCTGAACTCCTTTGTTAATTCCCACATATCTGCCAACCACGTGCGACCAGCGAGCTTTCCATCCTCTTACGTCAAGATGGAATCCCGGTTTTTTCCAGTCAGGATACACGCCAAACCCGACGTGGTTCTCAACCTGGTTATCCTCCAACACTTTTTGAATTACCGTATAGACTTCATACGCCGATATGTTTTCAAAGTGAAAATCTGCGGCGCTTCCTTTATAGTGCTGAGAGCCGTCGGAATGCCCATCCGTAGCATACGCACAGTGGATAATGCACGGGGTAATTGTTTTATATTTTCGCCACGCATAGTTTTTAACCTCCTCAGTGATTTTGTCCAGGAGAAGCAAAAGAAGCCCGTTAACCCTGTCCGGTTCTCCCCAGTTTTCCCACCTTTCAAAATGCTTCAGTTTATTCCAAATAGCCAAAGAACTACTCCTTTATATCCTTTTTAGATTCAACTTTTATGTTTAGCCCCATTAAAAGCAGGTCCATTTTTGCGTTCATCTGAACAATCATTTCATTGTAAATGGATTGGTTTTCATGGGCTTTTGAGATTTTGTCGAATACTTCTGTCCTGCACTTACTCTGACACTGCCCGCAGTCGTTTTTTGTGCGAAAAACAAAAGCCATTAGGCTGCCAAAGACAACGAGTATGCCGACTATTGTGCCTATATCTCCCCACGTCAAAGTTAAAGACATCTTATCCCCCTTGTTTTAGTTTCATATACTTGTTATAAATTGCCTCAGCAATTGGCTGTACGTCAGGCTCAAGATTGTCCTTAGCTTCCAATAATAGAGCTTCTATTTTATCAAACTCTCCTGATTCAAGATATTCCTGAACAGCATCTCTTACAGGTTTGTATTTTGCTTGCTGGAGTAAGGTAGCATCTTCATAAATTTCGGAAAGTTCTTTATGGATATCTTTTTGTTTTTGCTTTGCCAAATACTCGGGGCTGTCCCCAATAACAAACTCGCCATTGGAATAAAACCACGCCTGTTCTACTGGCAAGTCATGCAGTGCATTAGCTTCTCCCTCTGTAATTTCCACAAAAGGCTGAGGTACATCAATGCTTGCAGGGTATCTTTTCAAAACCTGCCCTGTATTTGCGTTATATCTAACCTTAATCATTTATTACTCCCCCCACTTCTGTAACTGTGAAACCCAGTCTAAAAATCCTTGCGTTAGAGTCTTCTGTATATTCCTGTTGGATACGCTCCCCGTCTTGCTCAACTATTCTATGTATGCTGTCCTCAATTCCTGTTTCATCTTCAGCAAGTACTTTTGTGTCTTGCCAGATGTAACGGGTATCTAATAACTTTTGCAACTCCTGCTTTGTTTTGGCAGGGTAATCAATTAACAGGTTGTAATAATCCTGTTTTGTATTTAATTTCTTCGGAAATCCTCGCATATAGCCTCCTTATGTTAATGTGTAATATTTACCGATTTTTTGTATTGTTGCTAAAAATGGAATTTTATCACCGTATTTTTCAAGCTGTTCTATAAGGACTTTTGAGCCTAAGAAAAATACTCTTTTTTCGTTGTAATCGTCTTCAAATTGTACTGTCAGGCACTTGGGGTTTTTGTCCTTGTACTTTGAATTTTGAACTTTGTAGCCTGTAATTTTTATTTCTTTGTTTAGTATTTTTTCTATGCTGATTTTATCCCCGGTTAAGGGAAAACAATTTTCTGCAAATTCTGAAAACTTAGGCACTGACAACTCTCTGTAACTCCTCCAACTGTAATACTATTCGGTCAGGACTAAAAGGCAAAACGTAAATTGTCCGCTCTTTAGGCTCATAAACTTTCTTTTCATTGTATTTCGCTGTGGTAAAAGTTTTGTTTATTAAAGACTGCCTGACTTTTTCAAGATTATTCTCTCTGTCCTGTTCAAATTTTTGTATAGCCCTGTATTTACTCTTATGCCTTTTAGCTTTTTCATAAGCAAGAGCGATGTTTTCCTTTGATGTTATTTTTTCCCAAAGTTTTCCGTGCCTTCTCATTTTAAATAAAAGCCCCCGCTTTCGCTAAGGTTATGAATTCAGCTGGAGTTTCACCCCATATCGCCTCCCGACTGCCGATATTCGCATTCGCATTCGAACGGACGTTATTCGCATTCCGACAACGGGAACTGCAAGACGCACCATTATTCCAATTACCGCCTGCAATAAGAGCGTTGCATTCATAACTCATAACCTGAAATCTCCTTATACCGCTTTCGTCCAGCTCGCCCCCCGACCGCCGGCATGCTCATGCGCAGCCGAACGGACGTGATCCGCATGCCGACAACGGGAACCGCAAGACGCACCATGAGTCCAAGTACCGCCCGCAAGAAGAGCGTAAATAGAGCCATAGACTTGCCCTTTATCTCCTGACAAGCTGTCATAATTAGACCAGCTTGAGCCACCTGTAGGAGCTGATTCATTCAGCCATTGTTGGAGATAACCGCAACATTCTTCAACTCCGTAATTACTAACCATCCTTCTGGAGGCAGTATCTACGTGCCCACCTGATGTTTTCGGGGATGGTTCTGCTGCCCCTGATATAACAGTTTTTTGGTTACTCCCTTCTGCTGCGACTGAAAACTCTATATCAGTAAGCATGCGCTTGTTGGCTCTAAATAAATCTTCTGCGTGGTCAGGCCATGCCCTGGTGTCTGTTACAGTAGCTCCGTATTCCGAGGCTGTGGTTAACGTGTCTGTTGATACGTCATAAGTGCCAGACTGCAAATATATATCTACCCAACTATCGGTTTCGGGAATGTATACCATGCCTTCTGGGCTTGCCACTGGCCTGTGAGATAAGCACCACACTGATTGAGGGAGTATATCCCCTGCTACATAATCCGATAACGGGTGGTCTGATATAGTTCCCACATCCACGCAAAGAGTATGGAAACCGCCTATTTTTCTTGACGTATCCGCTGCGTATCCATCAGGGTAAGTGGAATTTAGAGAAACTTTTATTTCAGACCCGCCAGAACCATCTTTGACCAAGTACACATAGTAATCTTTTCCCACGTCAAGGCTTGAGCCTGTGTCTAATAAGGTAACTATATCAAGTATGGTATCAGTATTAACGGTGTAATACCTTACATCAATATCTGTTTCAAACCTGACTTTAGTTCCTGCTTTTACTTCTAACTTCTTTTTGTCGCTGAATTGCAAGAATTGTTTGGTTAAGAAGGTGAAAGATTCAATATAACCATTTAAGAATGCTCCTATTTCCTGGACTTGTCCCCCAGAAAATTCAAAAATACTTACTTCATTTTTTTGTACCTGCCTGGATCCATAACGACTTAATTTGAGACTTGCTCCTTCTGTTAAGAGCCTAGCCTCATTCCATTTAACATATACAATCCCTTTTGCTCTTCCAGTTATTGAGGTGATTTCGCTGGAACCAGTAACACTAAAAAAATTAGAATCTTTATCTAAACTTAAAACACTACTAGATACACTTATACTTTTTTGAGACCCCAGGGTAATTAATTGCCACCCAGTAGCAAGCGCATCTCCAGAGATTTTTTGATATAACTCTCCATTAAGAGTGTTAACGCATAAAGCCCCTATATTGGCAACTGCAGATCCTTCTGGATTCCCTGCGTATTCAGTTATCCTGTTTTCTATCTTTCCGTTATTGCTGTTAATTTTAGTAAAAGCTTGTTTTAGGTTATCCCCTCCTTCACCTACAGTTAAATTTATTGATTGCAAATCAGACATTATTTTCTCCTTATACGGTACTTAAACTTCCGCCACTGTTGTTCAAAATTAACCATCTCCCTGAAGCTAACGCTTTCAAGTGAATAAAATCATCAGCGTCATCCAGTGTTATTGTGTTATTCCCTGCAGCATTCACGGTATCACCTGAATAACAGCTTATTACTGCGTTATATCCTCCATCAGATTCAAGACAAATGATTATTTCCTTGCCCACAATATTTGCCGTCTGCGGTAATGTTAGGGCAATTTCCTCCGATGAAGTTGTAACCCCTATAAATCCCTGGTTATTTGTTATTGTTGTCGGAGTTGAAGTAACTGAAGTTTTCCCTGTTTGCATTCCTCCCGACAAGATAGTGTTTTTTGAAAAAGTGTTTTCTTCTGTATACGTGTTAGTATCAGCCAGTCCGGCTTTTTCCTCGTTTAATGTATTAAAATTCGTTGCCAGTTTGGTTATGAAATTAATCATGTCTTCGGAAAAATTACCGCCTTCCTCGGTAGGAAAAAACTTTAAAGTTTCAAGAGATGAAGTCATATCTATATCCCCCTGCTTGCATCAGCTTCTAAATATATTTCGTTTATTTTAAAGTTTGTATCTGCATCAAAATTGGAGATTATAATCTTTGTCTTGTCGAAACAGCCTTTAAAATCCAGATATTTTTTAATTGTCCTACTGTCGTCAAAAACACTGAGATCATATTGAGAATCGTCATAAATCGCTTTATAGTTTTCAATATCAAACTCAAAAGTATCCAGCAAAACTGCACTTCCAATTTTGTCCTGTTTCTCTATCTTGATATTATCAACTCCGCCAGTGGGAGCTTCTATTTCAATATAAGACCTTGCAGAATGAGTTTTTGTTGAACTTGGAAGTCTGAAATCAACATCTCCAAGGCTGATAACTTTTTTATAACCTTCTCCGTTGTAATTGTATCCTGTATTAAACTCATATATATTGCCGTTTACATCTCCTGCAAAAACCTGTCCTGTTTGTGGGTCTTTAGTTATGCAGGTAAAAGCATAATGATGGTACTCTCTCCTGAACCATCCTCCAGAGAAGTCATAAACAAAAGAAACATTGTTTTTATCATATCCGACAAATGGAACAAAAGAATACAATCTGCCATTTTCACCTTCATCCAAAAAAGCCATAAAAGAATTTTCCAGGTAATCAGGATTCATCCTGTCTTTTAATAAGGGTCTTATGGGTTTAGAAATATCCTGTGGTCTTATATATCCTTGATTATTTAGAGTTGAGAAAGGAACTATATTATCTTTGCAAAGAATAAATAATTCGCTTCCCGCTTTCTGAAGCCCTCGGGGTGAACTTGTCCCAACTCTTTCTTTTGAATATTCATACTGCCTGAACCTGTTAGCGTCGGAAGAATCACCAGAATTTCCTGTTACAGCATGCATCTCATCCTCTTTAGCTAGAACAATATTTGTTGATTGATATGCGGGAACAAACATGGATGACATGGCAGTTAACGGTTTTAAACTGCTTCCTATTAAAAGGCTTCCCGAGTTGTCAACTGTAGTAAAATTATCGGGAATTCCTGCGGCTGACCATCGGACTCTAGCAGGCTCATCAACATCATCAGTCCAGAGCCGGTCATTTACAAACACACCGAAATTGGCTTTATGATTGCTGGTTAATTGAGTTACAGAGTTAAAATCATATTTCTGCGGGTAATCAGTCCCGCTTAAGAGTACAAGATAACTTGCCACCCCCGTTTCTGTTGCCGGTACTATATGGGTGTATGTATCAGTTAACCCGGAATGTTTTTCTGTTTTAGCTATCGTTCCGCTTCGCCAGTTTGTAATATCAAAAACTTTTCCGTTCTGAATGGCGGTAAACTTATAATTCCCACTCCCATCCTTTGTTATATTAATGTTTCTTACAGGATTTCGTGTTCCAAGATGTATTTTTTCAACAAAACCTTTGGATACTCTTAAAACCCCTGTTTTATAATCAGGCTCTATATTAATAAGACTATCAACGCTGGTTATCCCAACAGTAGTATTCCTTTTCGTTGCTTTCTGCGAACGGTCTTCGCTTTTTATATATGTAAATAGTTCACTTACGATTCTACCCATTAATTCCACCTCACTGAACTTGCCCGTTGATATTCCTCGGACATATCAACAGCATCGTTATAAGTTAAATTGCTAAGTGTCTTTTTAGCCCATATTTCAAAATACTCCCTGAGGTTATTTCCCCTGTTTAATGCCACTTCTTTGGCAACATGCCACTTAAGTACATGTGCCCAAGATTCGGGGAGTAATGACGGAATTTTGGCATAATTCAGGCTGCTATCTTCAAGCTTGTAGTGCCATATCTTAATGGAATAATCCCTATCCGGCGTGTAATAAAGATAAAGTTTGTTTTGATTTACAGCAAAGTATATTGGTGCTCTGGTGTTTGAGCTGTCCTTATTTCTGTATTCCAGAAGTTTGCTGTAACTTATTTCTGTTATTTCTTCCCAGCACCCGTTAGAGTTGTAATATCCCAAGCATTCTATCCTGTGCGGGTCTATTCCTAAAGCGTCGAGACTATACTCATAAACCCCGGAAGAATAAGTTAACTGTGTTTCAGTATGGGTAAATTCAAAATACCGTTTGGTTAGTATGTCGTTTATCTGCTCTTTGCAAAAATCAAGGGCGTTTTTTTGAAAATGGGTTGTGCGATTGGTTTCGTTAATCCTGTCAATGTTTAAAAGATTAAAAGCTTCATTTACAATGTCGTAATAAGATTTTTTAGTCAGGCTCTCATACATAGCAAAAGCCATATAGGTATAACTCTGGGCTTCAAGCTCTGTTCCGCTTGTATAATTAAAACTGCCATCTGTAAATTGATTTGAAATAAGAGTAGATAAAATTGAAACTATATAAGAAAATACATTATCTTCTTTATCAACTTTAAATTTTAATATTCCGGCCACTGCGAGCAGTGCGGCATATTTATAGTTATAATCGCCGTAAGTTATATCATAAAGATTTTCTTGACCTGCATAAATATCTTCATTTCCTGCATAAATATCTTCGCTCCCTGCATAAAGAACAGGAAATGACACTTCAGTAGGAATATTAGCATTGGCAATAATGTACTCAAAAAACTTGTCCAGGATTAATTTTACGTTTAAGTCTCTTTTGCCTTTTAGTCTGTACTTTTCCCAATAATACAGGGCAAGGTTAAAGACAGTTTTGTATTGATGAAAAAAGTCTGTTTCATCCCCGGAAGGTCCGTCAAAATACCATTCGTTCGGGCTGCCGTAAGTGCCGTTTTCTTCAAGGTCAAGATTATAAAAAGGGGTAAAGCCTAATTTTATTCCTGATTTCCCTGCAAAGTCGTCAAAAGAATTTTTTAAATAAGTTATACATTGAGAAGCGTTTGTAGAATAACTGCTTGCTAGATACCAGATAGCAGGGAATGAATCTGAGGCATAAAAGCCGCTTCTAAAATCAGGCACAAGAATAGAACTTGAATCATATAAAAGCACAAAAGAAGAGAGTCCGGCATTAGTGTCTCCTATATCCATATTAGTGTTCAAGCGGGAAAGAATTGCAGTATATTCCGATTGATAGCTTGCTATGCCTGTCATTTCGTATAATTTCTTTAAAGCATACGCAAATTGTAATTTTATATATGGAGTTTCTCCAGAATTATAGGAAACCCCAACAGGAATTTTTGAACTTCTTGTAAAAGAAAAACTGTTAGAGATTAAATAATCCGCAAGGGATTTTGCGCTCTCAATATCCCCAATAAAAATATCTCCCAATAAAATATTAACTACAGCTTGGTCATTGCTATAGCTTATATTGTTATCAATGTAATACTTGAGTTTTCTTTTTGAAAATTTAGTGTTTATCATTTTCAATAAAACCGTATTCTACTAGGGGCGATGTTTTTCTTGTTAAAATACTGTTGATTTATTTTCTTTACTTTTGATAATGATCTTTTACTTTGCTCATGCTGTCCTTCTGCGTTTTCCTTATCAAGGATTGCTGTCATAACTGCGTTTACATATTCAGGGATAGGATGCTGGTATCTTTCCGGAATCATTTCAATTTCATCACTTTGTGATAAAAGGACCGGAATTTGCTTATAATGCCTTATTTTTAATCCGTAGTCCTTGTTTAGTTTTGGGTAAAATCTTATAACATCATTATTTATTGAATAGACTTGAGGCTTTCCTGTATCTAGAAGCCCTGCGTATAATCTTCTAAATTTTTTATAAGAAATGCGATTTGCCTTTATTTTTTCCGCTCCGTCAAAAAAGAAAACCTCTTTTACCCTGTTATAATCAATACCAAAATCAGACAGGTAATAGCTTGTAAAAGCAGAAAAATACTCCAGGTCTGTTACTGTTTCCGTCCAGTTCCAGACCTGGCTCCGGCTAAAAGTGTGTATGCTTTCTTCCAAAAGATGTTCTATATTGTTAAAAGGGTAAACTTCCAGTATTTTATCCCCTGAGGTTGTTAATTCCCCAAGCCTTGATTTGGACAAGATTTCATTCTGTACTGAAAGTTTATTCATATTACCTGTTTCCTATAACAACAGAAGATAATGCGTTTGACTGAATTATCTGCCCGTTAATAAGCTGATTTTGAGGAGGCGGCGGCACGTTGGGAGGAGTGTAAGTTTCTCCCGTTTGCGGGTTTTGAATAGTCTGCCCCAAAGACCTGGCAATAACTTTTGCGATTGACCACGGCACATCTTTTATATAAGCGTATGCCCTTGAACCGTCATCTATACCGAGGTCAAAAGTGAATTTAAGCCCGTTTAATTCCACAGGGAACACATCTTTTAAAACAGGATTACCGTTAATAAGCATCGGAACACGGTCTTTCATGACTGCCTGTTTATTCATAATACTTTTGTTTTCTTTAAAAATATTTCTTTCGATAGGAATAACCATTAATAACTTTGGCTCTTTGTCCAATCTTTTGCGCAGCTCCAAGTCTTCTGTCATTGCCGCTTCAATCATATGGGTATCTTTATTAAGTTCATTTCTTCTTGTCTCGGCAATATTTCCGGCCGCACCTCCAGCTGCGGCAAGAAGAGTTTTCATAATCTCATTGGCCACTGCCTCAGTAGTTGAACTCTCTTTTTGTTTTGCCTCAGTTTCATTAATTTCCTCGGCTTCTTCTTCAGAGATAACCTCATGTCCGGCATCAATAAGTCTTTCCCTGTAATCGTCCATATTGGATTCAGTTTCTTTATGTTTATGGATTGCAGGGGCAGAAGGCTTTTGTTCTTTTTCTTCTGAAGGTTGCTGGCCTTGTTCTTCTTTCTCACCAATTAAGCCAACAGTGTCAATGTTTTCTTTTGCCAATTTTCTTAAAGTCCTTACATCACTTGCCGGGTCAAAATCAATTTTGTTCAGTTGTAAAATTTTAATAACGTCTTCTTTTTTTAGATTATCTAAGCTCATATCTTTTTAATCCTTTCTTTTCTTTTTAAAAAGAAGGGGGAAGAACCCCCTTCCCTGCCTAACTTACATTCTTGTATCGTCAACTTCTTCAAAGCTTGCCATAACACCACGAATATCAATACCGCACGTGCTTGCGCAGGCTGCGCTTAATGCGGCAAAATACTTAGATTTTCCGTCAACAACAGGTTCGTCAACATCCGCCTTGGCTGTAAACTCTCCAACTTCTGTCGGGACACCTGTAGTTCCTACGGCAATAGAATTCGTGGTTGCATTGGCATTTCCAAGAATGGTCTTGTAAATATCAATACTTAACGAGCTTTGAACGGCATCAGCTATAACGCCTGAGAATTCTACTGATTTAAGCCTGTGTCCCACAAAAGGTTCTCTTTGCGCCGGAACAGGAGGAGTTATTTCTGCGGCGACTTTTCCGGTTTCAGCTGCTTTTGTTTTGGTAAGTTTCAACTGATTAGTGGATCCGTCCATAGAAATAGCCCATGACCCTGTTAGTGGGATGAGAGACTTTAAAGGGACTTGTTGCCTTTTTGTGTTTTTCATATTAACCTCTCAAAATTATTCTGTATCCTTATGCAAGTCAGGCGGAGTTTAAAACCCCGCTCTGCTTACAATACTAAAGTTACTCTGAAACAGTGTGTTCGATTCTGTACATTCTGTTGTTATCAAGAATTTTTGCAAGAGCAAACACCTTGTAGCCAACAGTTGACAGTTGATTTAAGGGGTCGGCTGTTCCAGAAGAACCCAACTGCTTTACAATGAGTTCAGGGGTATTTTGCCCGTCAACACCGACAATACCGTATGCCTCAGGGCAGAAAAGCAGGGAGTTATGAACATCTGCTTTGTTGCCTGAATCATCAGTGTACTGAATTCCGGTAAGACCGGTTGAAGCACCGCCAGCTGAATCTACATAGGCATTTGAAGTTACAATAAATTTAATGCCGTCGATTTCTCCAATTTCACCTTTATAGATAGCTTGGGGCATACCTGCCTTTTTAGCTTCAATCCATTCTGGGTCGTTTTTAAGATCGTGGGCTGTATCAACGCTAATGAAAGCCATAATATAACCATTCGGGAACGGCTTATTATGAATTTTCAAAAGGTTTCTACCAGCTCTCTTGAACAGAGCAACAGAAGCCCGGCAAGTGTTGTCAAGCTCGTTAGTAGCGGACTTGCCGCCTGCGTAAAGAACTTTTGTGCCTAACACAAGAGCGTTTCTATAGACAACATCAAGAGTCTCTCCGCCCAGGTCGCCAACCAAGTTTACGGCTTCTTTAATATTGTCATCCTGACCTTGAAGAATTAACCTGTCAGAAAGTTTTACATAGTCGCCATATTGACTTGGAGTAGCTGTAATTGGGGTTACAGTCATTGTTTGGGCAGAACCCGCAGAACCTTCGGTTAATGCGGTTGGAGAGGATGAAGGAACAATCCTTTCAAATCTTCTGAACTGAACTACCGTACCGGAATTTCTCGGTATGCTCTTTTTTATCCCTGCCTGATCGTGAATCAGGTTAGGGTTTAAACGGGAAAGCAAACCCTTTTCGTAATAAGTTCTATCCTCGGCGGAAAGTTGGTTCTCTCCTCCGACACTTGTAATTGTATTTAAACCAGCCATTTTGAACTCCTTTTACTGATTATTACCAATGATTTTTCAGGAATTCCTCATCAGGCATATTTGTCCAATCGGTTTTTGCCTGAGGTGGATTTCCCTGCCCGGAAACTACCGGGTTCATATTTTGCCTAACCACGTTGTTAGGAGTTCCTGCCTGTGTATTTACATTCCTGCCTGATTGCTGGGTTGCCAGCTGAACTGAATAATTAATAGCGAAGTCAATTCCGCTTAAAGGGCTACCGTCTTTATTTACAGGGAAAGAAGCCGGGTTTAATTGACCTGAAGATTTTAATGCATTGTAATTTTGTATGTAATTTTGGTACATAGGGACCACAGTTTGGTCAACTTGACTCATTAATGCCTGCTGTTGCCACTGGTTAAGGTTAATATTATTCTTAACTAATTCCTGTTGAACCCCGTTCACAATGCTATTTATGGTCTGTTGTTCCTGTTGCTGCTGGAATTGTTTTTGAATATTTTGATTAACTGATTCATTAACAATTCTCTGTACTTCTTCTTTTTGCTGAGAAACAGTTAAGTCTGTCCTTTGCTGCACAATTTTATCAATCGCCTCTGCAAATCCTTTTCCGTCCCCATCGTCTAAATATTTGCCAAGATCATCATAATTAATCTCGACCTGTTTCGGTTGCGGGGACTGTTGCTGCTCTTGTTGTTGACTCGGTTGTTGTTCCTGCTGGGGCTGCTGAAACTGTTGTTGTGGTTGATAAAATTGATGCGGAGACTGTTGCTGAAATCCCTGCTGTTGAGAAAAAGGATCATACCCTTGATTAAACTGAGGATACTGAGGTGGATGCTGAGGTTGATAGGCAGGTGAATTAAACGGCATTTGAGGATTGCCAAAATTTTGCCCCATGCCCTGTTGAATGTTGCTGTAATATTGAGCAAAAGCATTATCGCTTACCTGCTCTACGGCATTATTCTGTGCCTGCTGTCCCCCTTGTTCTCTTCCTTGAACAGCCTGCTCTCCTGCGGGTTGTTGATTTTCCGCAGGTTGACCTTCCTGGCTATTGACCTGTGAATTCTGATTTAATGCTTCTTGTTCTGCATTATCCGGTAAAGACATAGAAAAACCTCTCCTAAATGAACTGACTCTCTCTTAACTAAAAGCTCATTCCTAACTGTGAAAAATATTCGGTCTTTCCTGTCTTTTAAAACTTTGCGTTTACATTCCTATCTGAAAAATATATTTATTTGCCTTTTGTCTGCTCTTCAATTAATTTTTCTGAATCTTTTTTGACAGAGCGGAGAAACTCATATACACCTTTAATTTTAGCAGAGGTTACTTTGAATTTGTGGTCATCCTCTTCATCCATAGCACTTATACCAAAAAGATGGTTGGCTTTGTTTTGAAGATACAGCCATATATCAGGCGACTGTATTATCTTCAGAGCCGCTTCCTTGCTGTAATTGCTGTTGCTGTTGTGCACCTGCGGCTGGGTTTGGCTGTAAAATGTATTGCCCTGTTGCGACTGCATTAAATATTGCCTCCTTCTGGTTTATTCTCATCATTTCTTCCTGTGCTGCTTTGTCCTCTCTTACCAAGTTCGGGTTATCCAATTCTGTATTTTTGAAAAATTCCTGTATTACTTCGCTCAAGCTCACCTTTGAATGCAATTCGGGATTCTGAGGATTATTGACCAGCATTTGTATTATTTCTTTTAATATATTTAATTGTACCTGCTTGTTTAATGCAGGGGTTACAGAAGTTATTTTAGGAACAAAATTCTTTCCTCTAAGCTCTCCAAAATCAAAAGTCTTAAAGTAAGTTTGCTTGGATTCGTTGTCATAATAAGGAACCTTATCAACCTTTACTCCTCTTTGAATAAGGTCATCAAGCATTCTCTGGTAAATCTCGGTTAAACATCTGGTTATATGCCTACTGATTTTTCCGGTTATTGCGTTCGCTTGGCTTGCTAAAATGCCTGCCTGTGTAGCTGTTTCCTGAGGGTTGGACTGCATATAAGGGTGAGGAGCAGCACTGGCAACACTGTGCATTTGGTCTTTTACGACAGTAGTGGCTTGAAAAGCCGCCATTGTATCCTGAACGTTCCCCTCTATTTTGTTATAAGCATGTCTTACGTCCTTAATGCCTTTTTGCCTGGCTTCTTCTCCGTCAACCTCAACCATAGTTGCAGTGCCACCGTTGGCTGTTTTTATATCCACCATGTCTGTAAAATAAGCCCACTGTCCCCCGTTTCTGGAAAGGTTATCAAGTGCCCAATTTACAAGGATGTTGGCGTATTTCGCCAAATCCAGCAAGTCATGCGATGGAGATGTCCCTATATTTTCATTAAAATTTTTATTAAAAGTTGTAACGATTAAAGGGCTTTTAGAAACTTTTCCAAAGGCTGTCTCCATAGAACCTACATTAGGCCTGCATTCTATTAAAATCTTGTCACTTACAGTGGTTACTATAAAGTTTCTTAACTCGGTGCCGTCCTCAAAACGGAAATGGTCAAAATAAGCTGTTCTTGTTTCCACCATCAAATCGGAAGCTTCGTAAGAAGCATTAGAACTTTTTTTCGTATTATCGCTTTCTTTCTGGTTAACATTGGTAGTCCCTATTGGCTTACCGTCCTGGTTTAATAATTTTTCCTTATTTATATAATCAGGATTATCTATAAGGGTTTGTGTTTTTACCCAGTCGCAGGACACAAATTTATAAGTGTCCGGGTTGCTGTCTTCATCTGGAGGGACTATAAAAGTTCTTAAAATATCTTTTACTTCAGGGCGTGGTAGTCCTTCAATCCATTTTTCAGTGGTCTTTACCTGCTGGTCAATGATTTTTATACGCCTAATATCTATACCAAGAGATTGTAAAAACTGATGCGCCTGTTCTAATGCACTAACCCCTGTTTCTTCATCATCAGTGAATCTTTGAAGTTCAAAACCGGTTTCAGAAACAAGCCTTATTCCTGTGAACTGGTCTTCATCCGTCTGCACGTCTTCTTCATGGAAAACAACTTTAGAGCCTACATCTAAAGGCAAGGTGCTGGCAAGCATTGTCCGATCAGGTTCAGGAATATCAAACATCTTTTGGTGAGCATCATATACAAATCCTGCATTTAGAAGGTGCCTTACATCATCAGATATTTCCGCTTCATACGTGGGGACTATTTCATGGACAGAATTAAACCTCCCCCTGTTAGTAATTATCACAGGTACAGTTCCGTCATAAACGCAGTTTGTTATTATTTGTGATTCCTGATCGTCTGTTCCCGATTGTTCCCTGACAAAATCAAAAGCATCGGTCAGGTCTTCCACCATATATTGAAGGTTAGGGTCAGAAGGTATCCAAGTAAGAAAGCCTGGAGTGAATATTGCTTTTTCAAGTTCCGCCTCAAGGGAATTCCCAACTGCTTTTATCCACGGAAAACAGATATTCGGCCTGTTATCAAGAGTATCTCCGTCAGTTATAAGAATAGGGAGAAGGTCCTTTTCAAAGTTTTCAACTTCCTTTGCAGCTCTGGTTCTTTTTACGTTGGTTAAATATTTTGAATAATAAGTCTCCAGACTTTCTTTAGTCTTTTTTATGGAATCTATCAATTCTTTTTGGTGCTTTTCTTCTATTTGAAAATGCGGGATGCTGACAAACTGCATTTTTTTAATCCCCCTGTATTAAACAATTTTATTTCTCTTTCTCTTCCATCCTGTCTAAAATGTTATTAATGTCTGCAAGGTACTCATCTTCATTTCCATTGTAGTATTTTTCAAGGACATTTTTTTTCTTGTTATTGTATTGAGACATTTTTCCATCAAGGTAATCCTTTGCGGCTTTTTCCAGTTCACCGTTTATTTCCCTGGTTATCATCCCGTTAATAGTGCTTAAGTATGTGGATTCATCTTTATAATAGCCAGAGTCCAAAATTTCTTTTTTTAATTTTTTATATTTTTTCATATCGCCTTTAAAGTATGCATCAATAGCACTGTGCATTCGTTTGCTGTTTTTGTCCTTAAAAGCCCTTGTTTTTCCCCCACCAAATCTCCAGTACCAGGGGCGACCTATTACCGGAATATAGTTCCAGAAATACACATCCTTAGGGTTAGCTTTCCCACTGGCAATTCTTTTCGAGTCTCTTACTGCGGTATCTGCCATACTTGCGGTGGGAGGAGTTACATAATCCACAAAGGTACTTCCTATTCCATCCCTGCCTGCTTTTTTAATCGTGTACCTGTTTAAAACAATAAATAACAGAATATTATCCAAAACTGTTTCCGGTATATCCACATCCCTGCCTAAGAGCCAGTCAATAACAAGGTCTTTGGGAACTCCGAACAACATCATGAAGAATTGTAATAAAGCAAGGTTTTTAAGCCCTTCAACAATTAATTTTTTATTTTTGGTTTTAACGCCGTCCGTTATCTTCATTCTGACATCACGCCTTACTACGTCCAGAATTTTCAGAGTGTAAGTTTTTAACATGTACGCAAGTCTGTATATGCCGCCTTTTGCATAAACTTCTGGCAGCTGGTCAAGAGTTATCGGCTGAATGTCTGCAAGAGAATCAAAGGCAAGGAACAAAACCCTGTCGGTCCTCTTATCGTTAATTAAATCCTGTTTAGCCTGCTCTGCTTCCTTTCCGAAAAGCGTTTTTAATTTTTTATTCAATTCAGGACTGTTCAACTTTGCCTGCCTTTTAGCCTTGGCAATATAACCGTTCATTAAAGTATTTTTACCCAGGGAATCTATGGCATCAAAGCCTATTATTTTGAACAATTTATTAACGGTTTCAGAAAGAGCGGTCTTGGTTTTAAATTCTTCTGCGATAGTTTCAAGCCCTAAATCTTCCCTTGTTATTTTCTGTCTTTCGGTTATTCCCTTAACAGAATCTAAAAACCCGTTTTTATAAAACGCTAATCCCATATCCCCAAACTGAACAATGGTGTTTCCAAAGTCATTAAGAGTCCCTATATAGCCTAAATCCCTTAAAGCTGCGGTTGCTCCTGTTACTTTTCCAAAATTAAACTTGGATAATAAAAGCTCTCTTACTATTCGCTCGTCCTTTGCGTATATAACCCCCTCGTTAACCATATTGTTGACCATGGCGCCGATACTGTTCTCAACATTAAACTCATCGTTATTCAGGATTTCTTCCTGAATCTCTTCTTGAGTCTTTCTTGTATCGTTAACAAGTCTTTTTAATACAATTTCTTTTACTTTTTCAGGCTTTGCCCGTTTTATATAGCGGATCTGTTTTTCCATTTTTTCTATCCGCTCTTTTATTTTTTCAACAATTTTTTCATCAGGATTATTTTTATTGTTTTCCAATTTTGCTTTAAGTCCGTAAAACTCGTAATTAAGTCTTGTTATTTCTTTACCCTTTGCCTGCCCTGGGGTTCTTTTCTTTACTTCATAAAGGGTGTTTTTCTTCTGTTTTAAAGTGTTTCTTAATTTCCTGATGTTTTCGTTTTCCCCTCCAAAAAACTGTCTTTCTTCAATACTTTTTCTGGTAGTGGGAACATAATGAGCCAGTGCCTCAGTAAAAGGTTTATAAAAAAGGTTCATTTCAGGAGTTAAAGTTTCTATTTTTCTGCTTGACCTTAACTGTCCGGGGCGGTTAAGTAAAATGTTATTTTTACCAAAACCCCTGATTTTTGAGTTTATAAACTTGGCTTTTTCTTCTGTGTTCCAGTTTTTATATTTATCGTTTTCTTTTAATTCTTTTTTTATCAGGCTGTATTTTGCCTCACTGGGATCTAACACCTGTTTTTTAATATCTATTTCTTCCTGCCGGGCAAGTTTTTCAAAATACTCAAGATAAGCGTCCAGCTTATTGTTTTTAATCATCCTGGGGTAATAATTATCTATAAAACCTACATCTATGCCAGCCAGTATTGCCTGGTCATGAAGTTCCTCAAGAAGTCCCTTAACTACATTGTATTCTTTTTGAATACCGTATTTTTCAACGATTTCATTGATTTTGTCCACATCCCCGTTTTTAAGAGCAAGATCAAAGGTAAGAAAATCTTCCATCTCCATTTCTTTACTTTTCTTTAAAAACGGAGTTATAACCGCATCATCTTTCTTGGTCATCTGGAGCAGGTCAAATGTAAATCTTCTTACCTTGTTCTGAAGCATTGGAGATATTCTATGTAGTCTGGTATCAATAGGCAGGAACAGTCTGTCGTATAATAATCTGCTGTCCTTCCCGAACTCAATCAGGCTGTTTTTAATTCTGGCGGCAAGACTGTTTGCGTCTTCTAAGTCAAGCTGGGTATTTATATTTTGACTGTAAATATCATCGCCTGTTTGTCTTTGAGGCTGTCCTTTGACAATATGAGCTTTCCCCCTTGCCTTGGCTATAAAATACTGCCCGGGATTATAGGAAAACTTTAAAAACTCTGCAAGGGCTTCTTTTGCGGAATTAAAGGTTTTAACAATTCTGCCCTTAATTTCCTCCCATGAAGAAGGTTCTCCTATGTAGATTGAGCCTCTTCTTTTTCGTCTATCTCTTGAAGTTTCTTTACCACTATCTTGTATGCCTCTTCGTCCGTTAAATTCGGATCGTTGCCTTTCTCCCAAGCTATGCCTTGATCTATTGTACGCAAAAGCGATACTTCTTTTTGGATCGGTGAAAGTTTTTCCATCTCTTTCTCCATTTATTATTTCATTTAGCAAAAACACCATTTCTCTGGCGTGTCGCTCTAACCTGTTGTTCTTGTATAAATTATAGTTTTTAAAATATTTTTTGTTAATCTTGTAAATAAAATCATCAAGTTTTATTTGTAACGAATCCTGATTAAATTGCCAAATGTGTGTTAATTCGTGTATTAAAGTATTTTGAATATCTTCGTTTGATAGCTTGTCAATGTTTATAGCAATCTCTTTATGGGTTTTCGAGGCAGCACCCTTTTTGGTATAAATATCTTTTTCTGTAAGTTTTTTAACTTTTATGTTTTTAAAATCCGCAAAAACATCTTTAATAACTGAATCTTGTACAATTTCATCAACCGTAGCGGATTCAATTTCTCCATTTTTTAGTTTTTCAATAGCTTTTTTGTTTAAATAGACCTCTTTAGGCTTGCTGTATTCTTCACCTATAGACAAATAAGTATTTTTTTTTCTAACAGTACTTTCTTTTATAGCCTCCTTGAACTCTTCCACAAAATCATCAAGCGGTTTTTTAGATGCCTGCTGTTTTTTGTACTGCTGTTCGTAATCAGCAAGTTTTTTCTTTTTTGTTTCCTCCAAATTTTCTTCCTGTTTTTTAAGGCTTTCAAGCTCTTGGTCAATATCCTCAATAAGCTTTTCCTGTTTTTTGATATCAATATCAAGTCTTTTTAAAATGGAATCTAAACCTTTTAACCGCTTTTCTGTTTTTTTAAGCTCTTTTTTATTTGCCTGAAGCCTTTTTTCAAGCCTGTTAAATTCCATTTCATCTTCAGGAGAAAGTTTTGATTTTTGCTCTTGGAATTTTTCCACTTCGCTTTTGTACCATTTTTTAGAATCTTCTGCCTTTTCGTACTCATTGGCATAATATTCAATAGTTTCTTTTCTTCCTTCCAGTTCAGCTTTTCTGTTTGAAATACTCTGTCTTTCAATACTTTCAAACATTTTTACTTTTTTATCAGGAAGAGAAATCATATTTAATTTTTCTTCAGCAGTGTTCAGCTCTCCTGTGTCAATGTATTCTTTATTCTCGTCCATTATGTTGTTAATTCTTGACGTTTTTTCATCAAGTTTCTGGAACATAAAGGGATCTGAAGAATTTTTTAACAAAGGTGTTACTATTCTTACTTTTTCATAAGCGTTTCCCTGCCTCCAAACACGTCCTATTATTTGTATAAAATCAGTAGGGTTCCAGTCGATAAAAGGAATATAAAGCGCACTGGTGTTTTTGTTAAGGTTCATCCCTTCTTTAATTTTTTGTGTGCCTATAATAAGCTTTACTTTGCCTTTAGGGTCATTAAAAGAATCTGTGATTTCAGGTATTTTGTCGTCTTTAACCTGTGAAGAAATAACCGCCACTTCATCAGCCTTAAAGATTCCTTTATCCACAAAATATTGTTTTAATTTCGGAATAAATTTTAACCCAAGAGGGAAATATATAAGCTGTGAAGTTTGCGGATCTTGATTTTTCATTGTCTGTACTGTTTTGGCTACATATTCAAGTTTAGGCGAATTTTCCACAAACTCTTCAGGGGATACCTCAAGATTGTTTTCTGCTATGTCAGGAGATAATGTTGTTGCCCTTGCCTGGTTGATTTTTTTAAGGATGGCCCCGTCTTCATCAGAATTAACCGCTTCTTCTTCAAATTTTGAAATTAAATCCAACTGCCCTTGGCTTGGCTCTAGTACTACTTTGTCAACAACTTTTTCCGGTCTTTGCACTCCTGCATCATCAGCAGAACGAATAAGCATCGCAGATTTGATAAGGTTTCTTAAACTTCCCGCATTCTTAAACCCTTTAACCACCTGCGAATAAGCAACGTTATTATCGCTGTCCACAACCCAGTCCGCTGTCATATCAGCGTATGATTCCATAAACTGATAAACATTATATAAACCCATCTTGTCCAACTTATCCTTGGCGATAAAGGAAAGCATATTAAATACTTCCAGAGGGCTATTATTAAACGGTGTGGCAGTAGCCATAAACACATTTCTATTGTTGTTCTGTTTGAGAATATGCTGGACTAAAAGGAATAACCTCGCTGCCCTTGCAGAAGGATTGCCTCCCCTGCCAACACTCTGGTAAGCGTTATTATCCCTGCCGTGCGCTTTTGCCTGTCTGAACAGGTTTCTAAAATTATGAGCCTCATCAACAGTAATATGGTCAAAACCTAATTCGTTTATTGTGAATTGCTTTTTATTACCTTTTTCTGCAATCCCTATCATTTTCTCAATATCTTCTTTTAGCTGCTCCCTGCCTCTTTCTGTGGATGACTTATTGAAATCTGTACCAACCCTGAAAAGCTCGTCAATAAGTTCTCTTATCTGTCCGGTCCTGAAGGTTTCACCATCTTCTGTTTTATGCAATGTCTCGTCATACCACATATTGCCAAGAGCTTCATATGTGGCTACTGTAAGGGAGCCTTCTTTTATTTCCCCATTAAATTTAGATAAATTCCCTACGTCATTAACCTGCATATTAGGGAAAAGTTCTTTAATCTCTCTAATCCAGTTATCTTTTACCTGCTTGGGAACCAAAATAAGCGGCTTTTTACACCTGCCCATCTGCATGTTCTGAACGGTGGCGACAATAGAAGCTAAGGTTTTACCCACTCCGACCTCTGCACCAAACAAGCCCACCCCTGTATTAGTCATGAAATTAATAGCTTCTGTCTGGACATCAAGAAGATTTAAGGTTTTCTCGTAAAATTCTGAATTAAGTTCTTTAACCATTAACGGGATTTTCTTAAAGTCAGGAACATATCTATTATTAAACTTTCTGTTCCACTCGCTTCTTAGCTTTTGCTTTTCCTCTCTGGTTAATTGAGTATTAATATAATCGTTAAAAAGTTTGTCAGCTGTATTTTTTATTTTTGTAAGTTTATCAACCTTTTGTGCTGCCTTTTGTTCTTCATTACCGTATGTTTTTACCTGTAATCTTCCCCCTCGAATATAATCATAAAGATCATAAGCTGAAACTCCGTTTCTTTCGCTAGCTGATACTTCATAGATATATTCTTTAAACCTTTCGGCAAGAGTATCCTGTTTGGTGAAGACCTCATTTTCCCCTTTGTAGTAATTATAAATTTCTGTTTTTGTTTCTCCAAAGGAAAACTCCTGGGTGAAATCAGAAGTGGGGGTGAATTCTACCTCTGAAACCTCTTTGGGCTTTGGAAGGACTTCAGTTAATTTTTTCTTTTGCCATGATCTTTGTTCTTCAGAAATGTCCTCTTTTTCAAGCTGCTCAAGTTTTTCGTAAATATCACCCTGAAGATAATTAAAATCGTTATAAAGCTCGCCTTTGTATTGACTTACTGTCTTACTTGGGGAATATTTGTTTTTTGGCAGAGTTCCATCAACCTGCGTATCAGCCCATAGCTTATACTCCTCTTTGGAAATTTTTTGCTCAGGAACATAAGGAGTGTATTCAATTGTTTGTATATTGCTTTTTTCCGGGGTCGTTTTTTTCGCACTTGTTTTTTGCGGCTGTTGCTTCTGCTCCAGTTTTTTAGTTTCTAGCTTTGCTTTAACTGTTTCTCTGATATCTTTTTCAGAAGTGTCTATTTTTTCAACCGCTGTCTTGTCGCCTTTTACATAAGTTTCCTCTTTGCCGAACCTGTTCTTCCTGGTTTCAGTTTGCCCTAAGATTTTTTCAGGGCTTTCTTTAAACCAGTTATCATTAATAATTCTTTTTGAGAGGGTCAGGTCTTTTTCTTTCCTGAGAACAATAATATCAGTACCTATGGTTGTGGTATCAAACATTTTTTCAGGAAGCCTGTAAGCGTCAACAAGTTTTGCCTGATTACTTATTTTCGCTTTAGTTGTACTATAAGCCCCCTTTAGGAAAGAACTTGGAACAATATAAACAAGGATCCCGTTTTCTTTTAGTATATCCAGTCCACGCTTAATAAAATATTCCTCTATTTTAGCAATGCCCTGCCCTTCGCCCATTCCTTTATATCTGCCTGAATACTGCCCGTAAGGAGGGTTCCCGATAACAATGTCGTATTCAGGAGTTACATTTTTAACCGGCCTGTTAACTTTGTTATCAATAAACTTTTCCTGAAATTCCCCGACGTTAACATCTATTCCGGGATATAAAAGCTCTGCTATTTTTGCGCTTACCGGGTTCATTTCATAAGAATCAAACTTTATTCCAGCCGGAGCATGTTCTACAAACCTTCCAATTCCAACACTTGGCTCAAGAGCTTTAGCCTCAGATGTTTCCACATACTGCCTTACAATACCCCACATTTTTTTAACGACATTATCAGGAGTATAATATTCAGATAAAAGCCCTCTACCGCTTGCCCCCTGTTTTTCTAAGCCGCCTGCGCCAGAATATTTTTTAAGAAAATCTTTTATTTCTTTTGGGAGTTTGTCATATTTTTTGTATTCTTCAGAATTAACAAAATCCTCAATAGCCTTATTGAGCTCAACCTGATTTTTATATTCTTTTTCAATTATTCCTCGGTGTTCGGAACGTATCCCGGTTCTGTCTGAAGGTCTGATTCCAGAAATGCCGCTGCCTGTGTCAATGTCAGGTTGTTTTTCTCCATCATTGGTTTGAGCATCTTCATCAGATATTCCGGGTTTCTTTCCTGAATCCTGCTCAGGTGCGGAAACTTGTCTTTGTCGAGTTTTTCCATATTCTATGCCCTCTGTTTTTTTATCATTATAACCGATGTTTTCTTGGTTTTCACTATTTTTACTTATATCCTCACGTTCAGCTTCCTGTTTCTTACTTGGTGGCACTGTTCCGACGATAATCTCTCCGACAGTTTCTTCTCGGTCTTGTTCTGACTTCTCCTTGTTAACGGCTGTATTATTCTTAGCGGTTGACAGTTTATCTTCATTTATCTCCTCCATTAAATCGTTATAGACCAATCCCAAATTCTGTTTGTTTAAATTTCCGCCATCAAGAAAATGTCTGTAAAGCTCAAGGGAATCTTTGTCTGAAAAATCTTCTGCCAATTTTTCTGCAAGTTTAGTTTTAGACTCTCTCTCTAAGTCAATAATAGAATTCTGCTTGTCAGAGTTTTTTAACCTTGTTATTAATTTTTCATCTTGTTTTAACAGGTCAATAAGTTGTTGGTTTTTGTCGCTTACATCACTCTCGCTGGGTTGTACTTTATTCTGCGTTTTCTCATTCTGAATACTTGGAACTCCTTGAACGACATTATCTCCACCTCGTTCGTTTTCTTGTTCTTGCGAAGTCTTGCTATTGGGTCTTTGTAACTGGGGTTCGGCCTGAACGCCTGATACATTCTTACTCTTGTCTTTGTCATTTTTTCTTTCCCTCGCTAAATTTTCAATATCTTGATCTGAAACATTTTGGTCATTAAGCAACCCTATTAATTCATCATCAGGAATTACGTCTGAATATGGATTACTTTCAATAGACTCTATCTCCGCACCCTTCTGTGCCGTCTCATCAATAACAACATCCTGCTCTTGAAAATCATCCATTTCAGGCTGTATAGCATCCTGTACACTTTTAAGCGTTTTTTCACTTCCATAATTAAATTCAGGTATTTCCGCTGGTACTGGATTAACTCGCTGCCTGTTTTTATAGAAATTCCTAAGGCCAGAAAAACCAACCTGCTTAAGTTCATTCCTGAATTCTTCATATTCAGACTCACTTAATTCCCCCTTTAAATAGTCCCTCCACCCTGGGTATGTATTAAACTGGTTTGCATTTTCAGCATATAGCCTGTATTCATCAGGAATACGTTTTCTTTGCGGCTTGCCCTTTACCGGAACATACTCTACCCCCTCATCTGGAGGGCTGTCGATAAATTGATTTTCTAAATAAACACCGTCAGACGGAGCAGGTTTTTTAAAATTCTTCTGGTTCTGCACCTGTTCAAGGCTGACAGTTTCACTAGAGTAGAAAGTGTCGAGAGCATCTCTGGCGAATAACTCCTCTTCAACCCAGATTAAATCCTCAAGCAGGGCTTTGTCTGATTCTTCGACTGTGCCTTCTGTTAAAGATTTTCTTAGTTCCCCTACATTTCCGTATTTATTGTCTATATGGCTTTTAATATTGTTTCTTTCTTCATTAAGAAGGTCAATTTCAGACTGTTCCTGCTCAAGCTGTTGTTTTAGTTTCTCGGATTCTTCAAGTCCGGCATATTCCTGCTCTTCTATAATATTATCAACAGTATTAGGACTTTTATCCTGGTCATAGGGATCCTGAACAACATCTTCAATATTTAAACCTTTTGTCTGTGCCTGCGGTTTTTGGTACTGCGCCCGTGGTAGCCTTTCAATCTCTTTTTCCTGAAATTCTTTAGTAGGTGTTTGTGCTTCAGTTAAAACATGTCCGCCTGCGCCTAATCCTAAACCTGCTAAAAACCCAGCGGCAGCCGATGAAGGAACACCATTTATGGGGCTTGTCTCAATCCCGGCTATTTTATCAACAATATTAGCAGTTATTTGCTGGGCAGATTCTTCTAAAGATTCTTCGCCAGCAGTTTTAAAACTGCCGCCAAGGATAGAAAATCCTTTTTGAATCAAAGTTTTAACTTCTGTTTTTGCCATTTCTTTTGTGGCTTCACTAGTGAAAAGTTTTTTAAACACAGGGACAGCACCCATAATATTTTCTAGTTTTCCTGATATAATACCTTCTCCTATTGCTAAAGGAGCGGCTTTCTCAGGCTCAATTCCATGTTCGCTAACAAGTCTGTTATATGATTCTCCTGCCAGCTGAGGATATAAAGAGACTCCCCCACTTGCGCCAGCAGCTAAAACCATAGGAAGGTTTTCTGTTGTGTACTTGCCTATAGTGGGAAATATAGAACCAGGTTTATCCAAGAAAGCTTGTCCTGCTTTCCCTAAATTCCCCTGTGCTATCTGCTCAGCAATTTCAGTATTAGGGGTTTCAAGGTGTTTATTTTTTGCCAATTCTGATAGTTGGTTTCCTGCCATCTCTGTAATGGCAGGTCCTTCAGGTGCCAGAGGGTTAATTTTATTAAGGGCTGTTATCCCTTGAAGAAGCCCACTTCCAGTGTTTAAGGCTCCACGAGTAAAGTCTTTTGTTGTATTAGCAATAGTGTTAGTTACTGGATTTTCATAGGTGGAGACTGCAAGTTTTTCTACAGGGTTTAAATTTGCGTACGGGTCAACAGGCTGCTTAACTTGTTGTGGTTCATAGTCATCAGAAAACTTTGTATCTGCAAATAAATCGAAATCCTTTTCGGATTTCTTTTTCTTTTTTTTATTAGAGCTTGCTTCAAACTCCGTGCCATCAAACAAATCGAATTCTGCCATTTTTATAAACCTGCTCTCCCTGTTTTCCTGCCGCTTTTAGAAATATCCAGTTCCTTCATAGGATCAACCCCGAATATTTCAATAAACTTTGCCCTGCCTGTTTCTATTTTTTCTTGACTTCCTTCTTGATAAGCTTGTAAAAACTGCGAAAGAGCTTTTCTGTAATTAGGCATATTCTCCGGCTTTTTAGCTTTAGCCTCTCCATATTTAGCAGGATTTTTCATCCTGTCCATTTCAAGGTTAGTTTTTTGGTTAAGCTTTTGTCGTCTGCCTATTAAAGAGTTTGTTCTTTCTTCAAAATCTTCTTCTCTAGCGATGTTGTGCCTTTTCTTTTCACTTGCGCCCATCCAGTCATTAAAAGACTGCCTCTGTTCATCGACAGGAATTGCGTTCAACTTGCCCAACTGTGAGAAATTAGGAGCCTGCTCAGGGGTAACATTATTTAAAACTCCGCCCATTTGTCCCTGAGCTGCGGTTGCGTTAATATCCTTCAGGACATCTTTGTTGTAAATTCCCCTGGGATTTTCAGGGAGTTTAACCCCTAACTGTTCAGCTTTTTGTTTGGTGTATTCATCAGTTCCAATACTTTCAGCGTCTAATTCGTAAGAATTTAATATCTGCGCATTTCTTGTAGCCTGAGTAAGAATATCATCAGCCATTTGGGTGTAAAGCTTTAGATTCACGGCATCGGCTTCTTTTTTCCATTTATTCCTTGCCTGCTGAGATTTGTTCCATCCATAAGTCATGCCCGTAGCCATACCCGCAAGAATAGTATCACCCCTGTTAAAGTCATCAGAAAACAATGCGCCTATTCCTGCGCCCATTGCTCCTGAAAGAAGGGTGTTAGCAATAGGGTGTTCTGCTTCTGCCGGTTGTTTAGGAGTACTAAACCCTGTCATTTTGCCAGCCTGATTATAAGCATCATAAACCTGTTGTGCAGGGTCTTTTGAATCCTGCAACTGCTTCGCCATTTGTTGATATGCCAGATTTCCTAAATTAGCCTCTTTAACCATTAATACATTCTTCCGCTTGTTCCACCGCCCATTAAACTACTCAGAAGCCCTAAACCTCCGCCAATATAACTTCCTGTCTTGCTGCCTTTATCCCCAAAAGCTCCGCCTATAAGAGAACCCAGTCCAGCACCCTGTAATCCTCCCCTAATGGAATTCCCGAAAGGCAGTTGTCCGATTATTCCGCCTAAAGGTCCGTAAGATTGTGGCATTTGTGGTGCAATACTGTTTTGCTCAGGAGAAATAATCCCGTTAGACATCTGTCCTAACATGCCAAGCCCCATACCGACAGGGGTTCCACCTATGCCCTTATTCGTATTGTTCATCAGCATTCCTGCTCCGGTATTGTTTAAAAAGTTCATTTCTGACCTCCAAAATATTCAAATTTATGCGGTTCAATATAATTACATTTTTCAGACACATTCCTAACCATCTTCCCTGTTTTAGGGCATTTCACCATATCAGGGTTTCTTTTGCTTATGCAGTTAAAGCAGGTTTCAAAATAATCGGGGTTATAAGTCATATCCCTGTATTGACCACGGAATATTTTTACACCTTCCATGCTTTTTGGCCTGTCTGCTTCACCCCTGTAATACCTATACTTATTCCACGGCAAATTGTTTTCGTTTGTGTATTTCCACAAATCTTCATCTGTCCAGTCTTTTAACGGGAATATCCAGTCCGGTGCATTATCGTTTTCCTGAATATAAGTATTAAGCTCGATGCTGTCATAAAAAACATCCGTGTCGCTTGACTTATGCCCGACAAAGCAACAATCCCAGGGGAAGGAAAACCTCCCCTTGGGCTTGAGTAAAATATCATTCAGGGCACATAGAAACGGACTGTCAGAAGACTGAGGAGTAATTATCCCTGTAGGAATAACATAAAACCTTATTAATTCAGGATTTAAACTACAATCGTGATAATTGACTATTTCTATTTCTTCGGTTTCATCATCAAGAAAGGTGGACTGAACTGCGCATTGGAAAGGAGGGAAGTCATAAACAGTTAAATCCCAGTCCTGAATAAGCTTGTTTGCAAATTCGTATTTCCTTGGAAAGAAAGGCTCTTTGTGAAAAACAACCGGAATATCTGAAAACTGTCTGATTAAATGCAAAAGAACAATAGAATCTTTTCCGAAAGAACTGAAAACCACAGGGTTTTTATACTCCTGCAACCCCTGTTGTATTAATTCTTTTGTTTTTTCTATCTTTGCCTGCATTATAATAACGCTCCTACGCCTGTGACCAGAGCACCGCCACCACTTGCTAACGCCCCTCCTGCGGCACCTAATCCTCCCATTAACGCACCACCTGCTCCAGCTGCCATTCCTCCAAGCGAACCAAGCCCGCCCATTATGGCTCCTCCCGCAGGAGCCATAATTCCCCCAAGTTTCCCTAATCCGCTCATTATCATAGGGGCTGCGGCAGAACCTAACTGTCCGGCAAATTGTCCCATAGCAGAGCCGCCTCCTCCGGCATAACCTCCCCCCATGCTTCCTAATGAGCCTAAGCCGCTAAAATTTGGGGACGGAACCGCCGCATTTCCTCCACCCCCTGAATAAGCATTAAGAAGGGCGATACCGGTATTAACATCATTATTATACAGTCCTACTCCTGTTTGTAAGGCTGTAAGAGCGTTTTGATTGCGAAGGTCCTCATAATTGCTTTGTAAATTTGATTGCCTTGTTGCCTGATAAGATGACCCGAATTCTCTGTTTCCGGAAGAAGTATTGAATTCTTTTGATGCCGCTTTGTACGCATCAGAATCAAGGTTGGAATTTAATCTTTTTTCAATTTCCTGTACATTAGGACTGTCAAAATTAATCCTTTCAAAATCAGGGAGCTCCCCCAGCATATCAGTAGCTTTAGGGATAGCAGTTTTTTTATATTCTGTCTGTAACGGAAGTAGTTTATGCCCTGCTTTCATATAAGGGAGTTGCGCCCTTGCGATCTGCATTTGAAGATCCATTGCCTGTTCTTGTTTGTCCTGAATTCTTCCTTCCCGTCCGCTTTTTGTTAATCCCATTTTATTACCTCTTACTTATCCTTTGCCAGAATTTGCGGTGAAGTTGATATACAAAAACGTCACAAGGTCTGCCATTTTTTACTGCGTAGTTCCGTATGGGTTGATAAGGACACTTAAATCCGGCTCCGGTTAAAATTTTATGCGCCGGTAAGTTTTTATACGCTCTTGGCTTCTTGTGACTAATCCTATCTGTGTTTTCAGTCTTATCTTTTACTGGTCGCTCTTTTAAAAACTCAGGCAACCAAGCATTAATTGTAATTATATCAGAATGCGTTTCAAAATACTCATCAATAATTTTCTTTAAAATATCGAGTTTTATAAGTTTTTTATAATATTCCGGGGTAAAAATTTTGTTCATAAAGTCGTCTATCCTGAACGATCTGACCAACCCGTGTATAGCCTTGGCGTGGTTGTAGCCAAGGTTTGCATACTCGTTTTCTTCATCCAAAAAAGCAAAGCAGATATAATCATATCCGCCCTTTTCGTTTCTCACAAAGACAACTTTGGTGGTCGGGTTTTCAAAAACTGCCTGTACTGCTTCTTCTGTGTCTAAACCTGCGTTATCAATCTGCACCCTTTTTCCGTAAGTCTTTATTAATCCACGAATAAACCCGAAGTCGTTTTTGTGCGCTTCGAGCTCAGCCTGGTTGTTGTAAGTTTTTTGAGTTCCACGAATCATTATAAGCGGCTTTTCCTGCCCATCGTGGTATTCGATGATATGACCGTCTAACTTTCTTACCTTAACTAACTCCAT